AAACACTGAGAATGTCAAAGAAAATGGCTACTTTCGCAGCCATTTTGGTGGTTTCTGTTACGAGGTATTTCCTACCCTAGACGACCTTAAGCGGCCATCAAGAATTTTTCATCATTTGCAGATAAAAGTTTTGCTTGATTTACGGTCATCGCCTACCGTGCTGTCCACTCTGTTACTCTTTGCCCTGTCGAATCTAGGTCAGGCCCATCATAAAGAAACTTAATCTACGCTTAATGTTGTTAACAACAAGCATAATATTGGAAAAACAATTAATAAAAATTTTGCTAAATTTTCCATATTACCATAACTCACAGTTTTTTATTTTCTCTTCGTCCAATGTGGTATCACGTGTAAAATAAAATACACCAAACACTAACCAAAATAACAAAAATAAAACATAACCTATCATTAAACTTCCTTATGGTGGACCTGGGGGGATTCGCACCCCCGTCCAGAACACTTTTCTCTCGGCTTCATACAGCAATAACTCGCAGTATATATTTATTCTTTGGGCTTGTCAACTGCTTTGGAGATGATGTCATACACTTGTGCGTATGCATCAGTAATTTTGTCTAGTTGTTGTTCCGACACCAAGTCTGTGTCCTCCAGACTGACCAAGTCTCGGGCTAGATTTTCTTGTAGTTTTTTTATGGGATTGAGCACATACCTATTTATTCATCCCCGCTATCTACTGGGATCCAGCCCAACTTAAAAAAGTCTTCCTGGATTTCTTCTGTGACATGTCCTTCGGGTACATATCTTTTAACACCGTCAGCATCACCATTGCCCAGTCCATCGCCTATGCCCGAACAGTACCAATCAATATAGTCACCTTGTTCACGCATGTCGGCAACAATACCCCCGGCATAGCGCCACGAACAACTGTAGGTCTCTCCCTTTAGCAAAGGCCATACTTCGTTGCGTTGCCAGTCTTGATTGCACAAGGCTGCGTAGATGTTTTGAGCGTAGGTATCGCTGGCCTTGGCTTTGTCGCAAACCCACTTGGTGCTACGCAAATCATATTCAAGATTGTTTTCTCGCCACCGTTCGTCGGCTTCGCGTTGAGCCTGATGTTCGTTGATCATGCGTTCAAGATCTAAAGCTCGTTGAACATCTTCGTCAGTGGCAGGATCTCCTCCTTCCGCAATGACATCTTCAATTCTGCATTGACTGTGAAAGGTTCCGCGAGTAGGACTTTTGTTCATAATGTTTGGTACCAGAGACGGGACTCGAACCCGTATGCCCTTGCAAGCGGCAGATTTTAAGTCTGCTGTGTATACCATTCCACCACTCTGGCTTTGCGTTATTTAATACATGGTCCGGCGTAGAGGAATCGAACCTCTATAATGACTTTAGAAGAATCATGTCCTATCCGTTGAACGAACGCCAGATGTTTGGTGGGCCAACTTGGAATTGAACCAAGACTCGACCGATTATGAGTCGGTTGCTTTACCATTAAGCTATTGGCCCTGTGCTACATTGTAGCAGGAAAACTATTTAGTGTCAACTGTTCCGTCGGCCAGGTGGTCATGTTTGATTTCTTTTACAGGATGCCCTAAAATGCTGGCAACAGAATTTTTGTAAGCAATACGTTTGTTGTTATGATCTCTAATGGCAATGGCTCGGCGACCAATCTCCTGAAGGCTCAACATTTGCTCCACGCCTGATTTGAGCTGCCATTCTAGATCCCAGATAGCATGATGGATGTCGGTCATTGCTTGAATGTCCTCATCTAGTTCTGCGCTTTGTGGTAGTTGTCGAAACTTGTCCTCGTACCAATCAAGTTCAACTTGGTTGGCGCCTTTGGTTCGTGCATGTTTTACTCTGGCAATGCAGAGTCGATCAATTAGTTCTAATACTGGAAGAAATTCCATAGCATACCCTTTCTATTTTGTATAGAATTATTATACAAAAATGCTAAGTGTTTGTCAACGGTCTTTGTCAGTTCTTACCAATTGAATTAAGCGGTATCCAGGATCAAATTCCCACCATTTTTTGCCAAACTGTGGATCTGCGGCAGCGGCGTGATGATTGTTGTGCCAGCCCTCTCCACCAGTCAAATATCCTACCAGCAGGTTATTTGAACTTTGATCACGTGTGTCAAAATTTCTATATCCTGATGGACTGTGAGTGAGAGAGTTGGTCAGTGAACTGGCATGTTGCAACAATAGTGACGGAACCAAATAAGCATACACTACTGCATAAGGATCTATCATGTAAACTGCCACCCCGACCAAGATAGTGTACAACCAATGATTGTAGTACATGTGCATGTGAAATTTGGATTTCACAATCTCTGGAGCATAACTTAATTTTGGAGTAGCAGGTGTGAGTCTAAATTGCACGGCTAGATAACCGTATACCGCAGGTGAGTGCGGATCATCTTTTGTGTCAGAGTGTCTATGATGCGCTCGATGTATTGCTACCCAATACAACATTGGTAAAGTTGTGCCAGGAATAGCAATCAATGTTCCTAGATATTCAAACCATTTTGGTGCTTGAAAAGAACGATGGGTGATCAGCCGATGAACTGTTACAGTTCCGACTACCATCTTGATATAGTAGACCAACAGACATATTGCCCACTGCCATGCTTCACTGTTGAAGATAAAGTAGACCAGGATCACATGTAGACAGGCACTGTATGCAATCATTTCGTTGTGCGAAGGCACAAACCAGTTTTTCTTTTTCATGCAGATACTTATGCATCTACTTGCAGTAGGTCAGCCTCTTGATCCATTTCCATTTCGGTAATCAGCAGGTCAGCAAATTGCTGACAGAAGATAGCAAACCAAAGTTGGTCCATCGCTTCTTCGGGTGCGCCAGCGGCCCGCACCAGGCGTTCAAGTTCAGTATTCATAGCCTGGAATCATAAGTGAAGGCAGCAAGATATCGCATGCTGGCACGGCTGGGAATGTGCTGATTACAGAACCGTTGGTATGCCGCACGCCAACGCTTTTGGACAGGTGCTGGCGCATGGCAAGCAAGATAATGCAAGTGGCCAAATCTGCGCCCAATGCTGATGTGATTGGGCTTCCAGCCTGCAGGATACCATTTGTCGCGAGTTTGCCAATTGTAGTTTACCCAGACACCCATTCGGCGTTCTTGCATGATATACTTTTTAGATATATCTTGTGGTCTAAATCGGTTCATTTTTGCATCATCAGCGCATTGAAGTTTGCAGGAACAACAATTGTTTGCACACGACCGTTCTTGATACCTTCTGAGATATTCATCATAGCCTGCGCTTGCATGTAAGCAATTGACTGAGCACCTTGATTACTCAATGCTTGCATACGTTCTGCTTCCATCTTAGCAGTCTTAACTTCAACTTCTTTTTGTTTCAATTCATTCTTGGCACGAACCAACTCATTTGCACTCGCAACCACAGAATCTGCAGGTACAATATTCCGAATCAACACTTGACCAACAACCAAACTACCATCAAGTTTTTCATCAGCCAAACTCTTTTGAATTTGTTCTTTAATTGCTTGTTCCATCACTTGGCGATTATCAGCCATGTCTAGTGCCTCGTACTTTCGGGCTTCTTTGTAGATGGCATTACGAGTGGTTTGAACCATATAGTTGTACATCAAGTAGATGTCGCCGTTGTGCCGAGCATGGAATGCTTGACTCTTTTGGCTATACAACTCGGCTACCTGTGCTTGATTGATGTTATAGATAACCACTGCATCAAAGTCTTTCATTGTTGAGTTATCTTTAGCAACAGGTGTCATGTCCTCCAGTTTGACATTAACGTCCTTGATTGGGAATGTAAGAACATCACCCCAAAAGGTTTGATTAAACGAGCCAGGCATTAATTCACCTTGCTGGACTTGTTTATCAAAGCCAACACGTACACCAACTTCACCTGTTTCGATACGAGTACAACCTGTTGCCAGCACAGCCGCGGCAAGAACGGAGAGAGTCAAAATACGTTTCATTTTATTTCCTTAAAAAAGTACCACAAGGGCAAGTAGACTACCAAAAGTAAGTATAGCACAAAATGCACTGTAAGTCAAGAGTTTTACCAAACTCCACGATTCTTTTCCGGACATGTTCCGTAGGTACTGAATGCCGAAAAAGAACATGCCAAACACAACAACAAAAGCCAATAGGATTCTAATCATCACACTCTCCAAATTTCTTCAAAACCTTCCGACAAGTCTGGCTCTTCCCAGTCCCGAATCATGCGAGCAATCACCTCAGATGGGATTGTTTTGCCCGGACGGCCGGCCAATCGTCTAGCCAATTCTTCAGGCTCGGGCGTTCGAAATACCACAGCAATGGCCGAGTATTCCGGCAACATGCGAAACTTTTTGGCCCGGCTTGCCCGTGTGGTGCTGGTCTGATCCCAGATGATGTCGTTGTTGTTAGCCTGTGCAGTCAACGCATGGTTGGTCATCAGGCGAACAGCAATAGGCATGTATTCTTCAAACACTTCTGAATAGGTCTTGCCTTGGCTCCGGGCATAATCTTCCACCCAGGGGTCTGTGCTGACCACACTCAAGCCCAAGGCCCAGACCTGGTCTTTGATCCAGGTGCTTTTGCCTGATCCTGGCACTCCTACCAACATGTACAATTTAGGCACTTTCAACTCCAAAATGTTCTTTGATATTCTTTGCAGAAAAGGTCAACGCTCTATCCCATTGATTATTACCGTGCCCGTTACCAATGCTTGCTTGTTCAATACATTCTCTCACAATCAACTCGGCGAATTTTTTACACTCTGGCATATCCCAGTGTCCAATGCCAAACATATCTTTTTCGTAGCCAGCCTGTTCAGCAAGTTGTCGAATTCGTTCGTTCATATCATACCCTCAAACAATTTTTTAACCGATATCGCCTGACCTGTAGTATAAACAATATCAAAACTATCATTCTCAATGTGATACCGATTGCGGTTGCAATTTACATACTCACCCTTGTCATCAGTATACACTTGTCGCATCTGTGTATAGGTTTTATCCACAGCACCATCAAAGATAACCCGTGTAGTGATTTTACGCTTGTTCATTCTTCAACCTCTGTTTCAAAAGTAGAAATTTCTTGATCTTCTGTCAGATCCAGACTTTCTAGTGCGTATTCTAAATTGTTCCTGGATGCAAACACACGGACACTCACATCGGGCACTTCACTGTCTTTGTCAAATGTTTGAACAGCATAGCCGTAGACTTTCATTCTTCAACTCCAAATTTCTTTTTCGCTAATTCTTGTTCGCATTGAGCAATGGAGGCGTCAAGCATAGCAGTTGTGATTTCTTTGGGATTCATTCCAAAATGCAATTTAATCAAATCTACTCCCTGACCGCGACTGATCATGTCACGCAACATGGGATTCAATGCTATGCAACATTCCCGCACAATCAACTCGGCGAACTTTTCAATTTCGTCATCTAACAATGAAACAGCATGGTCATTGCTGTATACTGCGCCAGCCTCAACCGCAAGTAGTTTAATTTGTTCGTTCATTTTACATCCTTATATAACCATCGGCGGAATCTTGTTGATACTGTTGTTAGCACATTTATGCCAATAATAACAACGACTGCAATAACAATAACAATTTCAATCATTCTTTAACTCCAAAATGTTTTTTACATTTGTGAAATGGCATAATACGACCAAGCCATCCAATCAGTTCACCGCAATTTTGGCAACAGTATGATGGGTATTTCTTCATTTCAAATCGCCACGCAGGGTGTGCCACATTTTGGGATCGGTGCCCAAGTAGATGCGATACTTTTGATAATTGCGCCACTGGCTCAGTCGGTTCACACCACGCTCGACCCAGTCAAACATGGCACTGCGGAACCACAAGGGATTCACAATGGCCACAATCAGTGCTGCCGCCACAGGCACAATCAGCACAGCCACAACCACCCAATGAAATGTCATGGCACGGTAGTAACGGCCACCACCAGGCACCAGTTCAATTTCTTTACTCATATTTGCCATTCCTTTTTTGTTTTGCGTTTGAAAGTTGTTGGGTCAATCACTGCCGACAGGGCTTGCGTGACATCTTCCGCAGTGTCTGGGTCAGTGCTCTTTTTGAGTCCTAGTGCAACCTTTTCTTCTGCTGTGAGTTTACGCAGGGCCGCACGCCGCAGGCGCAGACGCTCTTGTTTGCGTTCTTCCTTTTCGCGGGCCTTGCGGTCTGCTTCTTTGTGTTTAGCCCACCATTCACGCACCTCGTCATCACGGAGCAACAACAGATCTTCAATCTTGTTGTTTTCCAGTTCAGTCATGGCCTTGCAGGCAATGCGAGCCAGCATGTCAGCACGGTCTTTGAGATCGCGATACTGCCAACTGTCAGTGGGGCTGGAATAACTGTCTGATGCATAATCTCTACAGGGCATGTTACTCTCCTTGTGTCTGCAGGGCTTTCAAAAACTCCACACATGCGGCCTCGGTGCGCTTGGTCACTACCACCCGGCCACCCCAGAAGCCCACATACAGACTGCGGTGCTCCACAAACTTCACTTCACCGTCAGCACCAGTATGCTTTTGACGAGCCGCTGGCTTTGCAGGCACTGCCTTTTTTGCAGGTGCTTTAGGCACTGCGGCCACCACAGGCTTTGCTGTCACTGCCTTTGCAGGTGCAGGCACTGCAAGCGGACGATGCTCAAAGCCATGTTTCTTATCATACTTGGCAATGGCTTTTTCATCCATGCCCCATGTGGCCAGTAGTCGGCGAACTTCAGTGCCGGGCAGTTGATTCCAGTGTATGATAGGGTCAGTCCAGTTGGTCATGTTGGGCTCCTTAATAAGATTGATGTGAATGTCCGATACGATACACGGGTGCGCCTGGCGTCAAATCATTTTCCGGAGTATACACTTCCGGCAACATGATATCCGCAAACTCACCGTAGGAGTAATAACCAGACTCGGTCACTACCAAGCGAGCATCAGCGGGCAGGGCACGGAGTGCCTCAATCATTTGTGCTACAGTTATAGTGGTCATCTCAAGCTCCTTAGTGTCTATGTGTGTATTATAGCAAATTGGGAATTTTTGGTCAACCGTGCAGAGCAGTCCAGGTTTCCCAGGGCTGATCGCGAATGTATTGTATTGCCTTAACACCACCTTTAACCCTGCAGGCATACTGCATGGCTGTGGCAAATTTGCCACGCTGACGATGTGTTTTGCGAGCTAATCCTACCGGATTGAGCTTCCATTTCCACAGCGAGTCATATTTGCCGCGAATCATCTTGTGCATGGTGGCTCCTCTGTTGTCTATGTGTGTATTATAGCAAAACGGTGATTTGGTGTCAACCGTTTTGCTTCACGCGAACGTCCGTGTTCAGCGCAGGTGCATACTTTTGTATTAACTCGCGCTCCAACTTATGTGCGGCATCTTTGCCACGCACAATGTCCACGATAGCCACGTTCATTGCTTCAGTACCGTTTGCGCGAATTGCTTCGTACAAGTTCCAGCCTTTGTCTTCTGTGCGGCTACGGTAGATGTGCTTGTTCACACGGCTACGGAGCGACATGTTGATTGTGCGCTGGGTTTTTGCGGTAATACCAATGTAGTACTCAAATCCAATTTGGATCATGTACACTATGTGGCTGCGATCAGTACGTTTCTTTCTCATCATGTGTGTATTATAGCATTTTGGGCATTTTTGGTCAACCGAAATGCCTGTTGCAAAAATACAACAAAAGTACTACTTTTTTTAGCCCTAAAAGTAGTACTTTTTTCAGCAAAAATTGAATATTTGGTCAACCAAAGTGTGGGCTATAAGTAACAGCATGGACACTGATCTTTACCACGACATTTACACTAGCGAAATTTTTGACACCAGCCAATGCATATGGCACGAAAATAATACCATGAATTTCTTTCACAGTTTGTTGATCAAACTGGGATATGAGCCTGTGCAAGATGGACACAAAACATGGCGCCGTGGAGACCGTACTGTGGTGCTGTGTCTGGTAGACGACTACATCTCTACCACATACGACTATGACACACCAGTGGCATATCGATTTGATCGCAATACCACAGTGATCACAGACAACTATGTTACCAGTCCAACCTTGTACAAGGTGTTTCAACTGCCATCCAGTTTCTTTGGCATCTATCATTATGAACCCAAGCTGACCAATTTCAATCCCACACGCAGATTTAATTTTTCAGTCAATCGCATTGATTCCAAACGCATGTTGACCATGCTGGAAATTGCGTTGCGTTGTGAAAAGTATCCAGATGCTGAAACGTTGGACTTTATCAATTTCAACTGCTGGAGTTGGGAAGGTGACAATTCCACAGCTGAAGGATGCAATCAAAATTTCAGAGATGCCTACGAAAAACTAGAGCCACAATACAAAGCAGTGTATGGTGACACTTTTGAACGCATTGCTCAAACCATGCCATTTAAAAATCATGACATGTCAGTTGAGCAGGCACACCTCAGTGCTTATGTGAACATGGTAATTGAAACCTACTCCAGTGACAGTTCAATTGCTCTCAGCGAGAAGATATTCCGTGCATTGGTCACTCCGGCACCCTGGCAAGTGTATGCTGGCCGCCATGCAGTGGCCTATCTGGAAAGTCTAGGATTTGACACACTCAAAGACATTGTCAATCACAGTTACGATGTCATGATGGAAAACAAAACTGCTGCCTATGGTGACAAACTGGTTGAATACATCTTTGCTGGCGCAGATACATTTACCAAACTCAGTGCTATGGATCGCACAGAACTGCGACATCGTTGCCTTACTGCCAGCAGACAAAATCAAAAGGTGCTCAAAGACATGAGTGCTCGTTGGCCTGCAGAGTTTGCCGCTTGGTTGCCGGCTGTTATAGACCATATCAAATAACATGTGTGGTGTTCTATACGTAAAAAGCACCACTGATATACCGCTAGAAAAGCACAACCAAGCTCTAGAAATTTTAAAAGATCGCGGTCCAGATTTTACCTGTTACCAACATCATGGTCGTGTGTTCTGTGCGCAAACAGTTCTGCACATCACTGGCAACACACAATTTTACAATCGACAGTCAGATGATTTTTTTGCATTCAATGGCGAAATCTACAACTATCGCTGGTTTGGTTCCTACAGCAACGACACTGAGCTGATGTATCGTGCTGTAAAAGACGCACCAGTAAAAAAACTCAAATACTTTGAAGGACCGTGGGCGTGGGTGTATGCTCAAGGCGACCAAGTGATATATGCCACTGATCCACAAGGCGAAAGATGCCTGTACAGATATCAAGACAACAACATACTGATTGTGAGTTCTGAGGTGGCAGCTATTTTGGTATACATCCGACCAAAATTACAAGACATTGATTACACAACCAAACACTATCCAATTTGGCAAAACACGCCTTGGCAAGGAATTGAACGATGTGTGCCAGGTGTGATGTATGATCAGTCGGGCAACACCACAGTGATTGACAGTATCTTTTCATGGGCCAAACCCAGTAGTATTCAAACATTGGACCAGGCCTGGGAAGAATATCAACCCTTGTGGGAACGGGTAATCACTGACATGCGGCCAGAAACATCTTATGCCTGCACATTCAGTGGTGGGCTTGATTCTGGCGTGGTTGCAAAAAGTCTTCCACAAAGTCAGCACTATTATACCACCAACATGCTGGGCAAAGACCCAGTGAGTGAACAATCTCAACGTATGTTGGAAGGCAGTCAACGAGACAAAATCATCAACATTGGTGTTACAGAACAGCAATGGGCCGATGCATTTGAGCAAGTGTGTCGTCGCACACTGATGCCAGTTCAAAGCTACAGTTTTGTTGGCCAGTGGATAATTGCTCAACACTGCAAAGAACGTGTGTTGTTTACTGGTGTAGGCGCTGATGAACTGTTTGGTGGCTATGGCGTTTACTCACAGCTTGAATACACCACACAAACAAGTGCAAGTCCTTACAGTTCATTTGGCAATGACACTCACGCTCAACAACTGTGGCAACAATGTTTGCATGCACATCAAGGTCAAGCAGAGCCAGCCACTCTGTTGATGGATTATATCACTCAAATTTGTGCAATAGACATGCGTGGCATTGACGTTTGTACCATGGCACATGGCATTGAACCACGCTCGCCATTTGTGCATCCTAAGATCATTCGGTTTGCACTTGGCCTTCCCATGCACCTGAGGCGCGGCAAACCTTTGATTCGTCGACAGTTTTTGGCCTCCTGGCCTGAAGAAATGATACTTCCCAAAAAAGGATTCACTGGACATTGCAATGATTCATTGCCTTGGATGAAATTCACTGTGCCAGATCAGGCTCGGGCACCACAGTGGAAGCAAATTGTCAAAACTGGATTTAGATATTATGCCAATCAATATCTTGATCAAACCACTCAGGACTTATCCGCACATGCGGATGTTGCTTGAAATATTTTTCAACCCAATCCAAGCATTGTGATTCGCTAGGAGTCACTGACCTAGTGCGAGAACTGTTGAATTCATACCAGTACAACCCGTATGGTGCCTGAGAATCTGTAAATCTAAAAGTAAACAACTGTCCGGGATCTGCTCCGCACAGTTTGGCAAATCTATCAAAAGTTGTGATTGGTTCAAAGTCTGAATACAAGTGTGCTCGACTGTGATGTGTGGTAATAAATCCTGGCACAGTTTGTATTTCGGGCAATCGTTCTAGACATCGCAATCGTGAATCTCCATTGCCAGCAAGATATGTGCCATCACCCTGATCTAACACCAAAAATGGTTTTATAATGCCCTGTGCTCGTATGTCTCGTATCCACATGTTGAGCTTGACAAGATTGGCAATGTCATAGTGATTGCGCGGCTCAGCTAGAAACCCTGCTGGCCCATCATGATCTAGCCACTGATTGGCCCATTCGCAAAGATCATTCAGTCGTTGGTTGGTTGAAAAGTGTCGAAATTCGCAACTGGGATTCCAGAACAAGCAATGCATGCCTTGATTTGAACTGATCTGAATGGGATCTTGTTTGCTGGGCCAGTGAAATTCCACAAGAGGATTATTCCAATACATAGATCTACTTAGTAAATAGGTCATGGACTATACATCTTTGTTTGCCAACACACTCTCTGGCTTGGGGTTTGATCTGCATGCAGTTTACAACTGCTTTGATCCGCCATATCGTCCAGAAACTGGTTGGCCGTTAAAGTTGCCCAACATTGAATTCAAACACAACACACTGCTGTTGTTGCATTTTCAAGATTTCATAACACCATGTCAGGGTCGCATACTTGAACTGGAACAAGTAGAACGCCACTATGGCGCCAATGCACATCGTGTGCTGGTAACTTATTGGAGTCATAATTTACAAAAATACTATCAAGGACCAGTGAACCTTATCGAATTCAGCAATCACAACATGGCCACTGTGACTGCTATCCAAGCTCGTGAGTCACAATGGACCAATTCAATAAATGCAAAAACTTCAGCATGGCAATGCCTCAATGGTCGCATGTGCTTGCATCGTCGACGTGCTGTGGACATCTTGCAACATTGGCCTAATGGTGTGTTAAGTTACGGCAACGACATTCCACTTGATGCTTGGGCTTATGACACCTATCGCGGCACAGAAAACGAAGATAACTTCATGCGACTGTTGCCGGTATATGCAAAATGTCAAGTGAACATTGTGACTGAAACACAGTATGATGAGCCGCCAGGCATTGTGAGCGAAAAAACATTGATGGCGATGATTGCACAGCAGGTACCCATTGTGATTGGTCACCAAGGTATTGTGCAAGACTGTAGAGAGCTTGGGTTTGACATGTTTGACGACCTGGTGGACACCAGCTATGATAGCATGTCCAATGACGTTCGAGTCGAACAAGCCATAATGAAAAATCAAGATCTCATACTGGGAAAAATTAACCTTGCGCCATACCAAGAGCGACTGCAAAAACAAAGAAGTTTTTTGCTTGATGAATTTATAACTGGCACACAACAACGGTACATTCAAGACGTTGAACAGTTGGCTAAAAAACTAAGTGCGATTTAAAAACTTCAACCACTTTTCTAGATCGCCGTACATGGCCAACATCACTGCCTGCTGACTGCCAAACAAAACAATTTGCGGATGCTTGCCAATTTTAATGTAGTAAGGGCAATCTAACTTTTTATCCAAGGTCAGTAAATGTTTGGGTTTAGCAACCAAGTCAGAAGGAGCATCAAATGCGTATGTTTCTAAGTCACAAGTACCAATTGCTGTATATCCAGCATTGGTCAGTCTGAATCCGCCGCCATCTCTAAAGTTCATCCACCATGACTTGCAGGCTTCGTCGTAGGTCAGTTGGTCTTCCGACGGAAGACCTGTCAGTATGCGTTCGGTAATCTGTTGTTTAGTTAACATTGGGGTACACTTGTTCCCCTTGTGTTAACAGCATGACTGTGAATTTGTCAGTCTTGAACTGTGCATTTAATTTTTTTGCCAAATTTTTAGCATGCCCTGGATTTGAGAAACTGACTTTTTTGTACTTGGGTCCGGGGTATTGCGTAAGCATGTTACCAGTCTTGAGATTGATTGGCTTTTGATCGTAAAAGACCGCCCACACACCTTCAGAGGCCAATACTTGTTCGGTCTTATAGGTTTGTTTCTCAGTGTGCTCAATTAGAACTAGCGGTTTGGGTCTACTCATATTTTCTCCCAAGTTTATTTATCTAATAAACTAGGTGTTTTTGAAGCTTCCGCCTGCGAGTTCTACCGTAATCACTTCATTGGAATTTGTAGCAGTGTTTGACCGTAGTTCTTCCAAAGTTACCAATAGCTTGGTAATGTCTGCATGCAGATCCTTAGCGTCACGAAGTGTCATGATAAAATCACGTTGGTTGCGTGACTCATGCGCCTTGATAGAATCAACAAATCGGTGTATGTGTAAACTCATTTTTTAAGATATGGGTTGAGATCAGGTGGCGTCCAGCCTACAGGTTTGAGTACCTTACCATCTTCGCGCTTGCGAACCTTGCCGGTGTCTCGATCAATCTTGGCAAAGTTAGTTTTCATGACTTCTTTCCAAGCACCTTCGGCATCTGCGCCCATACTGTGTAATGCACCAATAGTAACAACCAAAATGTCAATAAGTGCATCAACAGTTTCGACTTGGTCGTGTGCTGTGATTGCATCAGCCAATTCGTTGGCTTCTTCTTCAATCAATGTAACATACAAGTTAAATTGATCTTTGTTAAACTCGTTGACACTTTGGTCGCAAGCCTTCATAAATTTTTCTTGATCTCTAAACGGATTGGTCATAAGTTCTCCCGAAGTTCCCAAAGTGCTACCCAGCCATTAGATTTTGGAAAATAACTGGTTTGTAATTTATGTGATATTTTTAAATCATATCCCATATTTGACAGTGATTGATTAATAATAAAGAAGGGAGTTTTAAAATTGACCCCACAATGCTTCCAAGATTTTCGAAGTTGTCTCGACCCGCTGATATTAATATCTTCTGGTAGATAAGCTAACGGATGCTCGGCAGTTACACAATCAAGCATTATGTATTTTGGTGTATTATAATTTACAAATAGTTCCAACAGATGCAATGAACTATGATGATGATACAACACACCAAAACAAATTACAACATCAAATGGTTTAGCATCTCTCATAAGCCAAACATCATCAACCACAACTTTGTCTACTCCAGGAATATCTTCTAATGTAGATTGGTGAACTATATTCCCTTCAATGCATTCTAAGTAACATGGTGCATGTTTTGCAATTAATTTAGTGTGTTTTCCAACATGCGGCCCTACTTCAAGTACTCGAGCATTAGCACATACCTTCAAATAGTTTTCATCTATAAAATTATAATATTCAGTCTCATTACCAGTAACAGTTTTTACATCTTCTTTAAAGTCATAAGGATGCATTTGCTTGCTCCTCGGTGTAAAATGGTCCTTGATAGGTATAACGTTCTAGCACAATTAGTTTGGGATTCTGTAGCACTTTCCAACTGCGATGTTGTTTGATCGAATACCATCCGGCAGCAAACCATGATTTGCTTTTGGTTGTTTTGGTAAACAACGGCAATTTTAACTGCACATTCCACATGCCATTGTGTGTTCGGCAACCTGTAGGATAACCATGCACACAATCTTTTGGAATAGGCGTGACATGTTCTGGTTCAGCAAATTCAATGTTGGCCTGTCGGCGCAACATTCGAATGGTTTTAAATTTAGCAACCTTGTTGCGGATGGTAAGAGCAAACCCACCATCTACAGCTTGAACGTTGCCAATTTTTTCATCGTCTTGTTTGAGTATCCAGTATTGATTGTCAATTACCGGTTTTGCTACTATCATTTTAACACTCCTTGATATGTTTGATTCAGCCAGCGACCAATTGGTTCGGCTTGGTCACTCAGCTTGGTAAGCTCATACTTGCCACAGAACTTGAGAAAGTGTGCGCCCACCATCCCTATGTCTTTGTTACTGACTTGTTCACCAATCACAGCATCCACAGTATCTTTTACTTCTTGTGGTTGTGCAGTAAGGTCAATTAGTGTGACATTGCGTTCGTAGTCTTCGAGCACCTTGTGTTCTTTTTCTTCGTGGTCGGTCCAACGTTGCAACATGAGATTGTTCCAATTGTAGCCTTTTTTGTTGCGATCTTCAAATGCTTCTGTAATGCCTACACGATTCTTTGTGCCTTTTACTGGTGCACCAGGGTATGCTGAGAACACATTGTCGCCGGGATCACCGCGCACACATTTCAAGAACAGCACCCATTTCTGATAGTCAGTTGGGGCCACAAAGCTCCGGTCGGCTTTGCCTACTTTGATCTTTGAATTGCTTTCGATTGTGAAACTCAATTTGTTGCCTTTGGCATCAGTTACGCCATCAATACTGAACAGGTGGTCGTTTATGCCATTGTACAATTGCACATTTGGTGCAACCAACTGAACGAAGTCTGAATCACTGCTGACAATAATATGTTCATCTTGGGGGTGTAGTGCAATCCAGCGGCCTATGATATCGTCCGCTTCTGCTGTTGCGCAACGAATCACGCTACAATTTGTTTTCTCAGACAAGTATTTAGTCAGCTCATCATAGGTTTCCCAAAACAACTTGTCCTCTTCTGCTTCAGTTTCACTCATGGCACCACGGGCCACAGCACGATTAGCTTTGTAGGGCTTGTAGTGATCTTTACGCCAGCTACGCCCTTCTAGTGCAAAAACCACATGGTCTACACCAAAACGCCTAGCTACTTTATTTGCACTCATCATGGTCAAGTGCAGTGCAAAGCCTAATTTAGTCCATGTGTCGCTGGCCCTGTGTGCTGAATGGCGGGCACGGAAAAACATGTTAGCAGTATCAATCAGTAGATATTTCATTAGGGCGGTCCAGAAGTTTGTGTTCCTTCAAGTATTGTAACACATATTCCGACCAAAATCTATGACCATCGGCTCCAAAGTGATAACTTTTGGGATTCACATGCTCAAATCCGTTGTTTTTTAGTATGGCATTCCAACTGTGGTCTCTTGAATATGGCTCAATGTAATGCCCTTGCCAATCTCTTAGATTAAATAAATCACTAAATGTACTGTTGCCACTGTAGAATAAATGTCGTACATTTAGATCTTTCAACCGACAATGCAGGTGCCATATTTTGTTATGCCATTCATCTGTTTTTTGAGTCCAGTTGACATCCAAAATGTACTGACGATACCTATCTTCAAGCTCTGGTGGTACCATGTCCACACCACTGGCGTTTACTTGATAGCATCGGCCTTCATACTCCCATTCTTCTCGTTCCCAAGTGGTCCATTGGATTACCATCACAGTGTCATACAAACGGCTATAGTTCTCATGAATCCACTTGTTAGTGGTACGCAGTATGCGGTCATTGCTGGCTGCTGACTCAGCATCACAGTAAAATTCAGTGTTGAGCATTCGGCTCAATTGCTTGCCCCAGCTGGCTTCCAAGTTGATTGGATGAGGTCTACGGTCAATGCCATATCTACCATCATCCACAGCAAAGCAATCAGGCACCACTGCTTCGGCAGCCGCTGTATGGCTGCATCCATTTACATACAAGATCATTTTTGTAGCAGTACTTTTTCGGTCTCTGCGGCAACCACACGCTTGCGCAGGCTACTGGATGAGAATGAGTGATCTCGGCCGTTGAATACTAGTTCAATCCCGCGGTCATAGCATTCGTCGCGACCGGTAAAGTCTTTGTGTTCGTATTCTACTCCCAGTACTCGAACATCTAATGGCAGAATTAGTAGAAGGTCACGTAGATCTTGTTCGGTTTGGTACACAACAACTTCATCAACGTAACGGCATGCAGCCAGCTGTATCTGTCTCTCCACAATACTTTGTATCGGACGATTCTTAGTCTCAGGCCTATCGATAGTTGGGTCCGTTTGGAGCCCACAGATGAGGTAGTCACAGTGATTTTTTGCTTCAGAAAGCATGGCAATGTGGCCTGCGTGGAGCATGTCAAAGGTTGAGAAAGTGATGCCAATTTTTTTGCCTTCTGCTTTGAGTTGTTTGATGTGATTGAATATCATGATACCTCGCTCCTGCCATCGCCAAGATCTCGCTTTTGAACATACATGCCGGAGTTCTTGATGGCTTGTTCTTGTTCCCATGTTTCCATCACAACATGGCGGCATACATTTTGAAACCAACGGTCAACAATGTCCCCATCAGTGTCTGTAGGTTTCATCATATAGCCAGCCTTTACCAGTCGAGCCACAAAGATTTCATTCCAATCCAACTCAAATGCACCTTGATGCAGATTGTCAGGATCCACATCCATACTGAGCACAGCCACGTAAGGTTCTCCCTTTTCAGTAGCAAGTTGTTTTTCAGTTTTAGCTGGTGGTTCGGCAACTCTAGGCTTAGTGACTTTTTCTACCACAGGTGGTGGTTTCTTTTGAGATTTTTTAAACCAATCAAACATCAATCCTACCCCATTTAATTTTTAACCAAATACGTTCCATACTGTATTGCAAGAATGCTAACACAATATGGATTGCAACTGCATCACCCAGTCCGGTCCACAATGCAGTAATCAGCAATGCAGCAATTCGATAAGTTAGAGTTCGGATCCATGTTCTTGTATGAGTTTCTGACATGTTATTTGCCCCATCCATTACCCCAGAGGTCCACATGCAATCGTGGGCTGTACCAATAACCTCGTTTGAGTGCTTCGTCGGCAACGTGAATTCTATTGCCATCATACACACTCACAACACCGCCAACAGGCATCACAAAAACTGGTCCGCTAAATCCACGGGTTCGATAGTCGTCAACTACTAGATCAAGCTCTTTGAAATCATCAATGTGACCAACAACAAACTTCAAATAGGTAACACCGTGAGTTTCGTAATCCCAAATAATGTCAGGTTTGATAGCATCTTCATACTTTTCACCACTGACACTAAGTTTAGGACTTACTGAGAATGTGATCTCGCCAAACCATTCAGACAGATACTGTTTGAATTCTCTTGTGAGTTCTTGAGTACCATTGGTTTCAAATGTAATGTGTCGCAGTCCACGTTCGTGCAACAGATTCAACAGTTCAGGATATGCACGTTGCCAACCTAGCAATGGCTCGCCACCTGTGATCACAAGATGCACTGAATTGCCGTTTGGTTGTTGCCAGTGGCCATTGGGCAACAGCGCAGCCATTTTGTCAACTAACTCTTGTGCTGTGTATGTGGGACTTAGATGTTTAAAGTCAGGATGCCAACTTGCATACGAATCGCATCCTGTATTAACCAACGGGAGCTCTTCAAAAGTCTTGTAGAGATGAACGCTCTTTGCGACGTCATCTGCCTCAGTGCTCTTATCACCGGGTTGGCATCCAAATCCCGAACACGTAAAGTTGCAACCGAAGGTTCGTAAGAAGATAGAAGGAACTCCAATATAGCGTCCTTCGCCCTGAGCAGAATAAAATAGTTCACTTACTTTTAATTTCATTGTTTATAACCTTGTTACCTTTGACATTCCCGACTTGCGGGGATTCTTATTTAGATTGATACTTTCATCATGCATTTTAACACGAGTAGATTGTTTTGTCACCCAACCCGGTAATACTGCATCTAAATAGGCCAAATGTTCTTCGGGGCTGGGATGTGGGTCACCGTTTCTATTAGGATATCCAGTGTTTTTAAATACAGTTTTGTCATACCCTGGTTTGATACTTAAAACCACATTTTCGTACAATCGCATGACATCTCTGTGTTTGCTAACATTGTCGGACGGAAATGGCATGGCCATTAATTCTACCATACTCAAAAATTCCCATTTTAGATTGTGTCGAGATTCCAGTAGAGTTTTAACTGCTTTGATGCATGCCAGATCTCTAATTAGGAATCCTCTTTCATCCATGTGTGTTTTAAGGTATTCTTTGTTAAACACATTGGTTGCGAAGTGTGCATTTCCGGGTGTGTGCCATCGACCGTCAACATATCGATCCTCTCGATCTAAACTGGTCCAGCATACAACAACAGTATCTCCGTCACCAAAACAATGCCTTTGATCAGCCTCCATGACTGAATTGAAAATATATTGATTTCCTCCTCCTGCCTGGCCCCAATTTTCAAAGTGATCAAATTCTGGAGCAAGACAATCTGCCCAGGTGCTCCAGCGATAGTTTGTAAAACTACAACCAAACGTAAACAGTCGGCGCATTGTTAGGCTGCTAGTTTTGCCCTGGCGCCAGCATCTCCGCGTTTGGCAACGTCTACCTGCGTGTCAGCGTTCAAGCATTCAACTGTGGCTTTTCCAAAATTTCTACGTCTAGCAAAATAAAATAGTTCTAAGAAACGTGGAAAGCTCATAGTTTTATCTTCTGGAAACTCCAGTTGATATTCTCTTGGCGCATGTACAAGTTTGTGATCAAAGCTGAGATATTCCCAGATGTTGTAGTCTAATTCTAAAACCTCAGGATAAGTGTTCATAGCATCGTAAGCCACATGGTATCTGCGTTGGAATCGCATGATGTTCTCCAACAACACAGGCGGTAAATCATAACGACTCATGAACTTTTCTAACATGTCAAAGATATTGTGATTTTGTTTTTCCACATGCATGTTCAACACAGTTCTGTGTATGAGGTTCCATCCGTGAATTTCAATGCCAATCTTGGGATGATTGATTCGGCCATTGGTCATCCAACTGCGATAGTACTCGCGAACTTCTTCTTGTTCGCGGTGGATCCATTCATGACCTTGCACGTATTCAAACAGGTCTGCATAAAACTCGCTGTAGGGCACACCCTGATACTTGAACACCAATCGACTCAACAGTGTGCTGATGCCATTGATGTGGAAGGTATTGATAAACCATGAAAAAATATGTGCTTCCATCATGACATCAAACGGCATGTCTTTGGTGCCAGTGATAATGTCAATGGCTTCTTCAATGTGTTCGTTGGAGTATGATCCAGAAAAATAGTCTGTTACACTTTGATTGGTAATCTTAAACAACTTCTTCTGCAACAGGTTCATTTCGGCATTTTCCAACAACTGAGCCTGGAACACCGTGAGACCAGTATGATTGCCCATTTCAAACAAAGTCCAAAAGTTTTTCTTCCAAGACTCAAGACTTTCACCAGGTAGGCCCAAGATAAGTTCAGTGTAGGTTGGAATGTTACGTTGCTCACACAGCTCAAATACTTCGTTGAGCTTGTTCATTTCCATGTTTTTGCGACGAATGTTTTCCAATACATCCAAGTCAAGACTTTGCACACTCAGCGTTAGACCTTGATTGAAGCCTCGGGCATCCAGCAATTTTTTAACAATGTCCACAACTTCTTTCTTTTGATTCTTGGCCCAGGCCACAGAGAAAGTTCTCGGAGAACCATACTTTTCTTGACATTCAATAATCTTGTCTGCAATCAAACTGTCACGTTCGGCAAACATGCCAAAGTTAGCGTCAGTAATTGATATGAAATCAAAGTTGTGCTTAGCCATCCATTCCAACTCATGGTACACACGTTCTAAACCAAACTTCTTGACCTTGTTGTATGTCAAGCTACCCCAGTCACAAAACGTACAAGCAAATGGGCAACCACGAGAAGTTTCTAGTGTGCCTTGCCACATGATGTCAGGATTTGCAGCCATTAGGTCATCAAATACACCTGCCAGATACGGGCTAGGAATATCTTCAAGAGTTTCAATGCGCTTGGCATCACCTGTGCTTATAGCTTCGCCGTCTCGATTGATCAGCAAGCCAGGTATTGACTCCCAGTCTTTGCTGTCATATGCCAGCATGAGATTTCTAAATGTGATTTCACCTTCGTAGCAAATCACAATGTCCATGAATGGTTCTTTGCGAAACAGATCTTTGTCTGTGATTGCAGGTTCGGGACCGCCAAATATGGTCAACACGCCAGGATTGATCTCCTTGAGCCTGCGAGCCAATGCATAGTTGAAATTGTGATTCCACACATAAGTGCTAAAAGTCACAACATCATTTTCAGCCAGTCGTTGTGCAATTGGCTCTATGTTGTCCCGGCGCCACACCCATTCAGTCACTTGCCATGCATCACGTATGCTGGGTTCCGCAACTGCATAACTCCAAATCACACCTGCTGAGTATGGCAGGTAGTAGGCATTGAGTTCTTTAGGACCTTGTTGGAAGTTTGGTTGTACCCAGGCAATTTTTCTTTTCATGCATTATTTACTTGTTTTTGATCAGTATCTTTTTTTGCAAAATGTGTATGCGGGTTGGCAAATTGAACCATTTGACTGTTTACATCATTCTGTGCTAGTTTTTCCCAGGGATCTTGACTGCCGTTGAACACGTTGGTAAAGAATGAAAGATCCATACCTAATTCACTGCGCATGTATGTGGCCAATTTTGCACAGTCTCGGTGTCGCAGGTCCATTTGCTGAACGCTGTGAAAGTCCAACGGATCATCGGGGCGACCTTCTAGCATGGCACGATTTTTAAATGTTTCATCGCCGTTGTTGCCAGTCAAGTCGTGGCGATCATGTTCTACCCATACTGGAATTCTTTCCCAAATGTCCAGCATGTATGCCTGTTGACTCAACCACCCATCTTGTGTGGGATGGGGACTGATGTATCCCAACAGTTCATACCATTTGCGTGGAACTATTGGAAAAATTGAGTAGGGGTGGTCGTTGTGAGTATGGAATGCCAGCAATCTAAACTTGCCATTGTATTTCAAAATCTCACTGTCCCACCCCTGGGTTTGCATGATGGCATCATCATTCCAAATAACAAACCAAGGAGCCAGGGCTTTCTCAGCCATCTTGTTGTTGTAGATATGCAATCTGATATATCCCAATGGGTCAAACAACATGGCGGTATAGTGATAACCGTGTGAGTCTAACCAAGGCTGCAATTCAGTTTGGAAGTACGTTTTGCCTTTGTCATCGTCTTTGTCAAATCCAAACATGATTTGCAAACGATGAGGATTGTCAGCCAGTTCAAACAAACTGCGAACACTTTTGCCCAACGCTTCTGTACGACCTCGAGTGGCCAACAGTAAAGATATATCAAATTCTTGTGCCATAAATTCCTACCAATTTGATGTAATTATGCTTGATTGTCTGCAGCCAGCTTTTTCTGCAAGTGATTCAACAAGAAACCATACGCAGGCAGAATAACCAACAGACTCACAATGATCTTACTGATTGAATTGTTGGTTGCAACAATGTGCCAGTTAGCAGCCATGAACTCATTTGCGCCACCAGCAAAGGCAGTAAAGAAGAACACATAGGTATCAAAGAATGTGCTCACAATTGAACTCAATGCAGGAGCAATCCACCAAGTGGCGTACTTTTCACGAATGTATTGGAACACGTACACATCAAGCAAGTTGCTCACAAAGTATGCAACACCCGAGCCAAGACCAATGCGGAAAGCAACTGAGTCAGGAGCACCGCCCAGTTTGACCACTGCCATTGACACAATGATAGCAGGGATGAATGCCAATGCAATCACCGCACGACCAGTTTGTTTGCCTAACATTCGCACAGTCAAGTCGGTCAACACAACCACTAGTGGGAATGTGAATGCGGCTGCTGCCAATGGTGCACCAAACACTGAGAATTTGAATTGCACAATGTAGTTGCTGATAGCAATGATAATGATATGTGCCAGCATGAGCTTGTAGGCCAATGCACGGTCAACGCCACTTAAGATTCGATCTAACATGATTTTTCCTTGTTATATTAAACGAATAGATCTTCCATCCACTCGCGATGGCCTTCTCTAAAAGCCATATTGCTCTGTGTTTCGCGCACTTCCACACGATAGCACCAGAGACGCTCTGCTTCACCCGGTCCCCACAGGTCCGGAATGTAAACACCGTTCACATACTTGTACAGCATGTCTGCCAAGCCTTCACACCCTAAGCGTGGCAGGATTGTGAGTTTGGCCATTTTTTTCTCTTGCAAGAGCTTGTATGTCGCCAGCTCTGGATCATCTGCAGACACCAGCAAGGTATGATCAAATTGATCTTCTAATGTCTTTTTAAGTTCTTTGAGACCGCCATAGTCAGCGGCCCAGTTACGCACATCCAGGTTGTCTGTGCCAAAGTAGAACTTCATTGAGAATGAGTAACCGTGAATTAGATTGCAGTGGCTGTCGGCACGCCATTGACGGTATGCGCAGGGAAAAGCATCATGATACTCTTTGGTGCTGGTGTACTTGTATTGTACTGGTTGATTTGTTGCCATATTGTCCTCCTATGTATTATAGCATAGGCAGCAGAGTTTGTATAGCGGGATGATGCCGGACAGGCCGCTTAGAGAAATACTTATATTAAATATCAACAGAGGTTAAGGTTCACGCCAGGTTTCTATTGAAAGAAACTCTTTAGACCAAGTTTCTCGATCATATGTGACATCGCCCCATTGGCACGATCCGTGCCATTGGAAACTTTCAAACGCAATTAGATCACCAGGTGACTCCCATTTTATGATTTTTCTTACACTGAAATTTCTTGCTTCTTCAGTGTATTGGTCAGAATACGCTGGCAAGATGTTTGGCATATCTGTATATAATGGTTCATTCAAATTGGCTGGACAACTATAAAATGCAGTACCAGGAGTATGACCGTCTTTCCACCACAAAGGAATTAAAAAAGTAAGACCTTCTTTGAAACCTTTGCTTTTATTTTCTTTGAGCCAATCGACTCCTCTAATGTCGCTATGTGGCAAAATTGGTGCTGACAAATATCGGATACTGGAATCGTGGATGATAAACTCACCAAAGTCTGTTTTTAACTGGTTGACTATTTTATGAATAGGACTTCGGGGCAGTTCATAGTGCAACTGACGATCCCAACAACTTGCCCATCCCAGTTTAGATTTTGGATTAGGATAAGGTCCAGCTGAGTCTAACAATGAATCATTTATTTTTTCATAGTATGATTTTATATCATTGACAACGCTCAATGAAATATACTTTTTTTTGTATATAATTTTTTTTTGCATGTTAATTATGGTTTTTGGTAACTACCTGTTTTGTAGTTAGCTTGTCCAATAATAACCCCACGTACTCCGCCCACTGGGTCAGCACAGTCACCTGCTCGGCGTGGAATCAAATGCACATGTGGATACATCACAGTTTGACCTGCTTCACGACCCATGTTGATGCCGATATTAAATGCATCACATTCGCCATTGACAACCATTCTGCGACCATGCAGCATGGCTGATTCAAAACAGTCCATGATTACCGCATCGTTATTGTACTGTGGCACAAACAACAAATGACCGGGTGTGACAGGATAACGATCACGAAACACAGCCACGTGATAGTCTGACAGTTCTGTCACACGGTCGTCCCAGGGTGCAATATCTTGTTGATATGCAATTTCTAAATCAGTCATAATAGTTTTCATTCAATTGGTAACGGAAAAACTCTTCCAGTCAAGCTGAATCTAGTATGTCCAGATTCTATGCCTTCTACACTATGATATCTGCTGGCATGCAATATGTGCCATTGATGTGTTGGAATAACAAAACTGTGTGTTATGGTAGTTTTATCATCTTCAAAAAAATTGGTCCTAACATTGCTTCCACCAGCGTCAATCAAATACGTTAATTTTACTTCAGTACCAACATCTTTGTGTGCAATGATATCGTTGTTCATAAACTGAAATCCCCAATGCATAGTGTCACAAATATTTTGCTTGCACCATGTATCTATCTGTTGGGTAAAATCGTCTGACCACTTGTAAGCACCGTTAAGATAGTTGGCCTTAAACGAGTATTGATCAAAATTGTAATTGAGGCTGTCTAAAATCTCAACTGGAATTTTAGGCAGATTCAGATATCTAATCACTCTTGATCCAAGGCCTCAATAGCATTGTCATATCCACGTTGGAAGTCGTCAGCATCTGCTTCGGCATCTTCCAGTTTCAAATAGGGGTTGAGGCATTTTTCGCCGGCCTTGGCCTGCTCATAGCCTTGTTGATAAGGCGCTTGTTCATAAGGAGTGATTTTCTTAGCCATTATTCTGCCCTTTCAATTTCAGTTGCTTCACGAACCAACACCAACAGTTCGTCTACAGTGTCAACGATGATCTTGGAAGTTTTCCAGTTGTCTTCATCGTCCCTACCGCTTACTTCAATCATGTAGCCATTGTCATACATGTTGATGCTAAAGTTTTCGTTAACTTTGACCAGCTTGTCGCTGAGTTTTTTTACAGACCCTTCAGTCTTTGTTTTTGCTTTTGATTTTGCCATTTGATTTTCCTCTGTAGTAAATGTAGTTAGTGCTTCAAATTCCAGTTTTAACTCTTCAAGAGCTAATAGTTCTGCTTTGGACACCATTGGTTTTCGTCCGGCCATTTAGATCTCCTCCAAATGGTATTGTGAGTAGGGATAGTTCGCTTGCAACCATTCCAACAATCCTTCTTCAACTGGAAATTGAATGTTGCCAGTATAATTAGTAATAATTATCATACGCAAACTTCCTCTTTGAGATATCGTTTGAGTTCTTTGTCATTGGGTTCTACAGTATAGTTCTTCTTGAAAAAAATTTCATAACTATCACTGCCGTATTTGCCAATGCCGTACAAATCGGTAGCATCATCACCATTCCAAGTCATGTAGTCTTGACTCATTTTTTTCAATCTGGTGTATCTTACATTAGCCATACCTAATGGTGCAATAATGCTTTTTACAAAATCTTCATCGGCTGCGATCAATGCTTCCGGCGTTGGGAACCAGTATAAAAATTCTGGCAAGGTTGTTTTTACAGATTTGCGGCCTGTTTGATTCAACATGATCACTCCAACCATGTGTTCCCATGAGTTAGAGATTTGTTGTTGAACCATCAGATCATCTCGTAATGCATGAAAAAATATCATCGTGGTGCAAAGTCCTGTTGTAGTTTGATGTTGTCAAAGAATTCTTTTTTTACACTTTGGTCTGATTTAAACGCACCGTGTAAAACTGTTGTTTGGGTGAGACTAGAGTGAGCCATGATACCGCGATTCTCACAACAACCATGGGTAGCTTGTATATAAACTGCAACATCCTTGGACCCGGTCGCGAATTCAATTTCGCGAGCAATATCCATACATAGCTCTTCTTGGAGAGTGCCTCGACGGGCACACCATTGCGCAATCCTGGTATACTTGGATAGACCAATAAGTTTGGGGCCAGCAATGATTCCAATATAAGCCACACCCGTAACAGGCTGGTGATGATGCGAACACATGCTCTTAAGCTCTGAACGCACCACAAGCATACCTTCGTATGCTCCGTCCGTATCGTTTGGGAAAGCCGTAGCATTAGGGCTCGTCTCATAGCGACCAGCCATAATTTCATTGAAGTACATTTTTGCAAGGCGTTGCGCCGTGCCTTGTGAGTTAGGATCATTTTCCCTGTCAATTAGTAGTGTATCGAGAACTTGTTCAAATGCTTGAGTGGCCTCCATAATCAAATGTTCACGATCTGACTCAGCAACATAATCACTGATGTTGTCACCAGCCCAGAATCTCTTGCCGTCTGCCTTCATGCGTTCGCGAAGGACTTGTGATAGATTTTTTTCCAATTGTTATTCTCCGAGTTATAAGACGTGGATGTCTATGTGTTAATTGTAAACTATTTAGATTGACTTGTCAATAGATTAATTGATTTGTGACCCATCTAATTAACCTATCTGCTATAACTTGATGGCCCAGTTGATTGGGATGGCCACCACTACTGCTAAACAATTCATGTCCTCGTTCCATACTGGTAAATTTCACTCCCAGTATGTCAGCACAAGTTACCTTGCCATTCTCATACATGTATCTAGTGTCTACTTCAGACCAAAATTTTATCTTTTGCCAGCCAGCAACAAATAGTGCATTTACCCTGGCTTCTCTGCAAATTCCTTGCACAGTCAAGATAGCAGTGTTCACAGCATAATCGTGTGCGGCATCGCTAGAAAAATACTTGTAATACAATTCGTTTAGATTGTGTTCTGTGGGATTGGCATTGGGCACAGCCACTCCGTTGGGTTGCAAATGTACCAGCCGATCATGCCAGGTCATGTGACGTTGTTGAGAAGTCAAAAACACCAATACAGTGTACCTATTGTCTGGATTTTCTCTTTCAGTGCGGTACTTGTCTAAAAAGCCTTTGAGTTGCAACACTGTGTGAGGAATGCTGGATCCAGGTACTGCAACATTATCCACACTGGTCACATTCAAACGGTCACCAATGATCTGGCCAAATGATTTTTCGCCTGGCTCAAGTTCTGCACCATATGCCCAACTGTCTCCTAAAATAGCAAGTCTATGAATCATTCTTATCAAACTCTGTTTCCACGCGGCTGTACCAAGCATCTACGTCTCGTGCATATTCTCTCAACAGATTATAGTTGTTTTCAATGCGTGTGGACAACTGTTGTTTTAACTCACAACATTGTCCCACAGTCAATTGATCTAGCCTGTGTATTTCTTTCAGCACAGCATGTAATCTCTGATCTTCATCTGTGATGTTGTCATAACTGTGTGTGACAATGTCATCAAACACATCAAACCCCAGTTTACGCACTTCAGCAACCAGACCAGGAACTGCAAACCAAATTGGAATTTGTCTCAAGCCAAATGCCTTGAATGTTTTTTCACTGATAAAATGACTGCGCCACACGCCAACATCAGACTGACTGCCAGACTCTGCAACAATATTGAACATGCAGGTTTTGAACATGCTGTTGGTTTGGTCATGTTCTAGCCCAGTTGATCGTTCCACAATCCCATCCAACAACAGCGGCAATTCTCTTGGTATAATTTCTCGGTATTCGTTGGTAATGTTATTGGCACCCATGCTACCAAAGCTGAGTCTGACACTAGAGATGTCCGTCAACCCAGCAGCAAGTCTAGCACGACTTATACTGGGCCTACGAATCAAACACAAAAACTTTGTGTCAATGCCAGTAGCGGCACCAGACGCATCAAGACGATCAAACCAACCGGCAAAATTTGTTAGAAAAGTAGGTTGCGACAGTGCTTTGTACGAAAGGCCATCAACGTCAACCACAGCGTTGAATACCACCAGGATATCTTCAACTGGTAGTGTTTGCAAATACGTAATTAGATTGCCGATCACTTTGTCACACTGGCCTTCGGCTCTAAAATCTACTATGAGTTTTTTGCCGTGCAAGTCGGCTCGTGACATTCCGCTGGTTGCTAAATCTTGTTCTACTCTAGGACCAGGGTTATCAAGATACCATTGTGCCATGTGCAATGCACCATAATGCACAAGATTGCGTCTTGAAAAACTAAACCACTTCATTCAACAATCTTGATATTTCTTAGATCAGGATATGGCACATACACAGGTTTAGGATTGTGTTCCTTGACACCTTGTAGCAATGCCACACCTTGAATGGCATCTTCAATACTGGGCTTGTAGTGATAGCCCACATGAAATGTCTTTTGGTCCTGCCAAGGTGCCACAGTCAAGTCTCTGCCATCATAGCGTTGGCGCAATATGGTTTCATATGCTTTTTTATCATCCAACAATATAGCACCACCATGCCCAATAGCCAATGGCTTTGTATGTCCAAAACTCAAACACTGCATGGTGCCTGGCCGATACATATCCTGTTCCAATCTGCGAGCTGAGTCCCAAATTCTAGTGTAAGTGAATTCATACTCGCCTTCCCAATGCTGCCAGTCAATATCGTGATAGACATAGTGAATGCCTAACTTGTGCATGGTCATAGGAATGCTCAAATAAGTGTAAGGTGTAAACTTACAAGCTCGTACTCGATCATATCGCAAGCAAAGTTCAATGGCATGTGTACAGCAATCAGTCATGATTGCATACGGTGCTCCTGTGAACTCTGCTAGTTCTTCTTCAAACTTTTTTATCTTGTCGAACATACCAGTTCCATGCGTGTTGAATCATGTCATCTAGCTCATAATGACGCCATGCTCCTGCTATCAAATTAAACTTTTCTGAACTGGCAGTAAGTACAGGAGGGTCACCGGCTCTACGCTTGCCAACAACAACATTCAATGGTTGTTGTGTTTCATCAAGTGCGGCTTCAATAATGCCGTGATTGCTTGTGCCCATGCTGGAGCCAAGATTGTAAACGCCCGCAGGGATTTTGTGATATAACGCCAGAACGTGGGCCCGGGCAATATCATCCACATGCACGTAATCACGCACACATGTACCATCCTCAGTGGGGAAATCGTTTCCGTTTAACACAAAATCTTTTTGATCCCTTATGCTTTCAAGCACTCTAGCAATAATATGTGTGGCACCAGGCTCTTGACCATGCCTGCCTTTGGGGTCTGCACCACATGCATTGAAATAGCGAAAACTAACATAGTCAAGACCGTATGCCCGGTGATAGCTTTCCAGCATCATGTCAATCATCAGTTTAGATTCGCCATAAGGACTAACAGGTTCGTTGGGATCCACTTCATGTATGGGATTCATGACGGGCTCACCGTATGTGGCTGCTGAACTTGAAAACACCAATCTACAACGAGGCATGCTTTGTTTAACAATATCCAACAACTTCAATGTTTTGGCCACATTGTTGTTGTAGTATTCTGAAGGGTTCTGTACTGAAGGCCCCACAAGGCTGGTGCCAGCACAATGAATGATAGCATTGGGTTGCTTTTGTATGATCCAACTCAGTGCTACATCACTTGCAAAGTCCTGATACAAGAATCCATCGGGCACACCTCTAAGATGTTCAGGAGGCTGTCTGCGATCAATGCCGTATACTTCATGCCCGGCATCTTTCAATGCCAGCATGGTCTGACCACCAATGTACCCGGCTGATCCAGTTACAATTACAATCATTTTTCAATCTTTACAACTTGATATTTTTCGTGAGAAGCGTGGTCACGATAGCGGTTGCCCGCTCTATTCCATTGCTCACCGCTACCACTAATAATATCAATAACGCGATCCACAGTGGCATTGTTCCAATCTGAAATAAGTCCCATGTTGTGGTGCGGCTCGCGAAGTAGGTTTTGCATTTTGTGATAAGCATCATCTATGCTCCAGGGAATATACAGTCTATTGGGATCGTTCGCGAAGGTTTCAGGAAAACTGCGATACGCTGGATATAGCACATTGCATCCAACAGTATCGGCCTCTGATACGGTGTTTGAAACCCAATCTTGTAAAGCACAATTAAACAACACACGAGTATTGTTGAGATGACTATAGTATTCATTCTTGCTTATATTGTCGTAGATCTTGAGCTTGCCTTCTGCCTCCATACGGAGGGCACGTTCAATATAGTCTGGATTGTTGGATCGGAGAGGTCCGCCACTGTATATTGCAAACTCACACGGTTCGGAGGTAAGCTCACCATACATCTCAATAAGGTCCATGAAGAATCCAGGTTGTTTTTCCTGATCGAAACGGGCTGCAAAACCCACTCGTCTCGGTCTTTCAGCAAACGGCGTGATATTCTCTGTACCGCCAATTCTTTCCAGAACCTCTGATTTTCCAAATGCCAGACCGGAAATGTTGTAGATTGGAGCAGTCCATCCAGCGATGCGCATGTGCGCGACCATTTCTTCATTGGTAGCCAATACTGCACCCCCCGAGAAAGCCACCATCTCATTGACCATTTGTTCATACAAGTTCATCCACTTTGCCATACCCCACACATGCACAAAGTCATCAGGATCAATGGCCTGTGCCAAACAACGAACATAAATCTTTGGACATTGTTCTTGTGGAATCTGATTCATGATGTAACCAAGGCTTTCAAAGCCCGGCTGGAACATGTCTTCAAAGTAGATCACATCGTCACCGGTAACATCGCCGTTCTTCATGAGCTGAACCAAGTTCATCATTTGGCTCATGGCAAAGAAACTGCGTCCGTGTGCGTCTAACACTTGACCTACTGAGATAGCTTGTGTGTTGTCAATTGTAGTGCCAGGCACATACACAACATCAAGACCTCTGCGGTCAAACACACGTCGATTCCACTCTGTGAGTTGTAGTGTGTAGCGGGCTTCATAACTTTCCAAGCCCATGTAAAATAGTTTTCTCATTGATGTTCCTGTAAAAATTTTATCACTGTGGGTTTTAAATGTTCTGCAAACAGTACATTGCCTTTGAAGTTTGGATGAACATTGTTGAACAAATCTTGTGTTTCAAGTTGTTTCCAAAAAAAGAATGTGTCCCACACACTGTCTACCAAACTTGGTTCTGGATCGATGTTAGGGGTTTCGTGCATGAACCTGTGTATAACTTCAGCACCCCAACAATGATGCATATCAAATTCTGTGCCATCGTTTAGTATAACACAAACCGACCCATTATTAATAGTCATTCCGGCTTTGTCTGCTAGAAATTTTTGCCAGGAAAGATGTCCTATAGTAATGTTTGGATAATTGCAATTAACAATGTCACTGTGTGCTCCAATTAACAACACAGGTTTATTTAAACTGTTGATTTTGTTCAGACAAAATTGATTGCATTCTTCCCAAATATCTTTCCAGTCTGAACGCTGAATAAATTCTTTGAAAGTTAACTTAGTTGCATCTTGTAAACACAAAATAGGTTCATTATAGATCCAAATTACAGGTACATTAGGCGATCGTACCAATCTAATATAACTTCCCAACACACTAGTTCCAGATTGAGCATGGTCATAGAACTCAAACCCCCATTCCTTGGCAAGATTAGTTGTTGGTACATCCAGCGGCCAACTAGATGCCGCCCAACTTGGTCCAGTGTATGTAAATTTTTTCATCAGCCACTTAGTTACGAAATGCTCCGGCAAAGCGACGAGTGTCTTCGTCCCACATGTTCTTGGCATTCTTGCCTTGTGAAAACTTGTTGAACTGCTGCCAGGCATAACTCTTAAAGTTATACAAATCGGCTTCGTTGTAACGATAACCGTAGTCTTGGCAGAACTCCTGGAAGTGCTCAAGATGCTCAAAGAGCTCGGCCACACGTGGGTTAGATTTAATAGCGATTTTTGCCATTTTGTTTCCTATTAGATAGCAATGTTAATACTAGGGCGGTGAGTTTCATACTTAATAAGAGCTCCGTTTTCACCATCTTCGGAGACCTCAATCCAGACTGAGCGTTCTGGATACCGTGCGGCAATTTGCAAATACAAATCGTCTGACATCATTTCACATGACTTGTAGTCGAGTTGGACGGTTCCTGACTCGTAGAGTTTTTGTAGCCATCGTTTGAACTGGATGAATTCAATGTCTCGATCATTGTGTACAACATCAATCCACACCCGGAAGTGGAAGATATGACGGTGAGGAGTACCAAGGAAACTAACATCATACTCATCGCCCGTCTTAAGGGCTGGATCTGTTGCGGCTGCGGGGTAGAAGTGGATGCCTTCTTTTTGGAAGGTAACCCAGATTCTTCTTTGTGCGGCATATTTGATTCTTTCAATTTGTTCACGTTCATCTTGTATCATTTGATTACTTCATCCTTTGTGTATTGGTCCCAAGAGGTAAATGTTTTTCTATCCAGCAAGTCATGCAGGCTGTGACACCATACTCCTGGGTTGGTTGCTTTGAAATCTTTGTCGTCTAGCTTGATAGTGGCATTGTAGCCTAGCAGTTTAATATAAGGCAGTTTCACTGAAATCATAGGAACAAATTGTGCTTGTTCGCACAAGCTACCTTCGCACAATCCTTCCACAGCACTTGAATCAAGATCCAAGGTACACCAGTATCCTCGATCCAGCCACGGTTGAATCATCTGTTCCCAGGCAGTCCAGACTCCAGCATCGTTCATAGTGGGGTTTGGAAAACTTTGATTGGCGCCAAAGTAGATGTGTGTGATTGGATTTTTACTCTTGTGGTCTGACTCACCCAGTTGCCACATGATTTGATCTGCATCTTGCAGTCCGACCACAAACAATGTACGGTGACCGGCTACAGGACTGGCCTCAACTTCTGTACCTACAAAGAAATTGGTATCTTCGTGTCCGGGTCTATTCATAATGTAATCTCAAATAAGTTAGATAAATGTTTGTTGTTTGCTTTTTTGTCTGTCTTAGTTTTTTTCATGCCAGGGTGTACCTTTTTATTTTTAAATTCAGTAGCATCAAAAATTGATCTTGGCACAAAGAAACGATCCATAACTCCAGATACTTTGGTATAACTTTTACCAAGGTCATTGCCGTTAAAATCACACATCACATAATCACCTAACCCCATCATAAGATTGATAATATCATTGCAAGTGTACCCAAATCGTTTACAATGTGTATCTCGCAGTTCGACCTGAACCACGGGTTGATACTTAGCAATGGTTTGTGTTGCACCTTCTAATGCAAACAGTTCAGAACCTTCAATATCAATCTTAATAAGATCAACATTTTCAAACCCAAAACTGTCAAGTGTGCGTTGCTCTGCAGTCTGTGTGGGATTGTTGGTAGTTTTGCCATCAAGTAACACAGCATCACCGCGACTGCACTCGTTGGTTTTTTGTTCCATGGTAATAATTCCAGCGACTTTACCTAATGCATATTCAAAAAACTCAATCTCTCCTATCAAGTCAAGACTGGCAAATGTGCCATTGGGGAACTTGAACCAGCCATCTGGACGATCCGGCTGATGTCTTACTTGTTGCAGTTTGCTATCCCAATAACGACCTTGAAGTTTTGCATTTTTTGCAATGTCTACATTGAGTTTCATTAGTTCCATGCTAGACTGCATGGGCTCAAAGGTTTTTACATGTTGGCACCAGGTGGCATATTCAATTGCGTTCATGCCAATGTTGCCACCAATGTCAATTACAGTTCTTGCATTAGGTAGCAAGCGACGATTCATTACCAAATTGCGAGCCTGGTATGGACCGTTTTCTCTTGCCATACGCTGTTCATAAAGTTTGTCATTGTCCCAGATCCAATATTGCCTGCCTATGCGGTTTGTTACTAGTTTTTTGTTGTTGATATCAAATAGTTGTGCCATGTTGTTGCCTTATAAAGAAATCCTGCATACATATTTAACAGTATACAGGATCACGAGAGAGAAAGCAAGAGTTACTTCTTCTTTTTCCAACGATCTTTGAAGGCATCAGGGCACCATCTGGTTGCAATTTCCATTGGATCATTTTGAGCCAATACATCTAATGCTTCAGGAGTCAAATCGATTAACTTGCGTTCTGTCGAACCAGGAGTTATATTGTAGAGACTCTGCTTTGTTTCTTCCCTAACATCTTCAAAATTTGAATCAGGAAGATCTTCAAACAAGCAAATAAATTCCTTGTAGTAAGAATTACGATTCCATCTATTATAGGTTACTTCTTGTATTGTTGCATTGGTTACGTCAATGAATCTTCCGTCAACATACTGTAACACTCCGTCGTTATATTTTTCAAACGGACGTAAATTTTCGTTAGTAGTGGGACCACCGTGTGTTCTTTCTGACGTATGAACGGTCGTTGCTAAAGCATGATTCATTGCATATCTAGCCATGTCTTTAGGGCTGACTCTCCTGCTGTTTTCGATCACTTCTCGAATTAAATCTTTTTCAATTTGTTTAATAGGATATGTGTGCTCGCAATGCCATTCATTGGCAAAGTTATCACCTGATAAACCGGCCAACCCTAGCTCATGCATTCTTCCAATGGCCTTGCCAGTGATTAGATCTGTACCGCTATTGCCGGTAGCATGTTGTAATCCCATAACATCTGAATGAAATTTTCTGATACCGCCATTACTCCAATGCACAGTGTCACCAGAAATGCTCGCCTGGTTATATTCAGGTCCTGCGGCAAAACCACCATTGAAAAATCTTTTGTAATAGCAATATTCTTTGAGTTCTTCGATTGTGCGGGCTTTAACATGATTAGCAAATTTTCGCAAGTCGCCGGCCATAAATGCTAATCTTACACCGGCCGTTATAGCCTTTAGAACGGCTTTGTTGGGATCTTGTGCAAGTAGTTTCTGAATATTCAAAACCAACTCCTAAGTTGTTACAATGCACACACTATAACACAAGAACAATTTTGAGTCAATCAAATTGTTAAAATAAAAGTATTATATTTCTGTGCTCAGGTTGTCCAATTTGTCACTGTCCAAATCTACTTCGTCGGGCTCCGACTCACTGTCCTCATATTCAAACAATGCATTGAATTGAGTAGTAGCATTCACAGTCTTCTTGCCCTTAAAGCCTCGTGTGCCCACAATCTCCATCCAATATGTACTGTATTTCTCAACAATAGATTCGGCTTGTTCTCTTGTGGGTGCAGTGAAAATATCTTCCACAATGTCTTCAAAGTAAGCATAGTCACCAGTGCTACGACGCATCATGGCAGGATGTTCTCCTGCATCAAAACGTCTATTGGCTTCTTGTACTGCGGTCAAGTGCATCCAGACATTATGGCCCATGAGTAAAGCATATGAGAAACTGTCCCACGATGTCTTGCCTTCTTTACCATTTTTATTTAGGTCGCCTGGCTTGTAGATACAGATGTCTTTCATCTTGAGAAGTTTGCTTATGGGGCTATCTTCCCAACGTGGTACTACTCCATCGGCAACTATACTTGTACCCCAGGCACGTGTGTCAGTGGCGTACTTTTTGTCGTCGGCTGTAGGAGCCATGCGATACGACCATTTTGAGTTGTTTTCAAAGACATTTTCAAAGTAGACCTGTCCGTTTGCTGTTGCAAGGAACGGACTGGCGCAGTCAAACGAGATTGTGAAGTTTGGATTGACATATTTTCTCACGGCCCTTTGGATTACAGTTAATAAAACAGCCCACTCCAGTTTGGAGGTTCCCAAGAAGTGCATCCAATCATGGACACCTTCTTGAAGTAAATTGTCATAGCGCAATGCCACAATACGTTTGAGTACCAAGTGAACATCACACATGTTTTGTCCGCCCATGGCCCAGCCATTGAAATGCGTATCTGGATATTTTTGTGGATCGCAATAATCCTTCATCATCTGATACCATTCTTCTGCATGAGTATGGTTACCACCTTGCAACACATTCAAGAACTTGGTACCACCGTTTGCCACACCCTTGCGATGTTTCATGAAGTATTCGTTGTTGTAATGTGTTGCCTTGACTGCCTCATCCAAAGTGCTAATGCCAGACTTCCATCCATTCTTTTCATTGATAACAAAACTTGGAATATCAAGTGTCATAGCATAGTCTGCTATACCATCTAACCAGGCTAGTGCTTGTTCTCGTTTGGCCTGAGCCTTGGCACAACCTGAGTTGGCTCGCCAATCACCTTCCCACACACCTTTAGCAATCTGGAAACCACCAGAGTCGCCCAGCATGATTGTGCCAGGCTCTCTGTTCCGTACCATGTCTTCTGACCAGTCTTGTTTAGCAAGATCGAGATTTGCATGCCCTCCAGAGTATAGGGACCAACGGTAAGGGAAAAGTGCTTTGGTAGAGTTAAGCCAATTAAGTTGCTCCATGTCACTAAGGCCCTGAGGCAATCTCGCCGGATCCACATATGGTTCATTCCTTTGCTTGCCTATGAACGTGGCATAGAACCCGCTGATGGCCGGAAGGAACACAGCGTAGTCCGATTGCTTGGCAGTTAAGTCGTCTTGGGTCATGCTTGGTAAAAGTTTACTGTTTCAAATAGTTCACAGTCCTCTTTATAGAAACTGCGAAGTCTATTTAGATAGTCTGGATTGCTTGAAAGTTTTTCATTGATACGATCTACTATATTTTGTTGTAACTCTGTAGTGAACAATTCTGTCACTGTGGGGTTGATCTTTTTAGTAATATTAAACACATTGGTAGGATCTTGATCTTCTGTTGTGAGATTAAACGGTGTACCAGTAAACTGTTCCATCATCTTGCCAAAGTTTTTGGCCAGCTCATCATCACACCGTAACCAAGTGATCTTAGAATGATCGATACCTTTAATAAAATCACATTGTGGTTGAGTGTGACTGTCGAACATTACAGTATCGAATATCATATCCCAATCAACATTGTTTATATGCAATGGATGTTCTGGATCCCATCCTTGCAGATACTGTGCTAGTCCAGTCACCCACCGATTGATAGGATCTCTAAGTATCACAGCATACTGGGCATTCTGTAAATGTTCTGACCATGTTGAAACGTTGATATTGTATTGTGTTGGAATATCTTCGTAAAATTTTTGTGTACGGTAGTTAAACAAATATCCCGGTGTATGATGCTTGGTCCAGCTGCTGGCATTTTTAGGAATGTGAACGTAAATCAAACATCTTGATGGATTATCTTTGACAATGCAATAGCTTTGTCCATTCCCAGCTTGGTTAGGTCCTGCCGGATCACCATCATCAACAAATTTAGGTCCTGTTGGTTTTTTAAACATATCACTTGCTTTGTGCTGGTAAGATATAATTGTAAACAGCAATGCCACTATCCACCGTGATCTTGGCAGCACCATCATCACTGATACGAACGGTCTTGTCCCCAGTCAATGACAGGATACTCATGACTTGTTGAGCAGGCCACGACCAAGCACGTTTCAATTGACCATTTACACCTGGGTGGAACACAAAGTTACCAGCATGTGTGCTATGATCACCAAAGAAAAACTTCAAGTCTCCGTTTTCAGTCTTGGCCTGGAAATGTGGTTCTTCAGCATTGGCCTGTGCTTGCATACGCAGGCGTTGGATGGCAGCCACAGTGGGTTCAAATTCAATGTGCCAGTTTACACCTTTGAACTTGGGCGTCTTGAGTTTTTCAGTCACAATGGCTTCGGCCATGAAACGATAGTTGTTTTGAAAATCGCCTGCGGCATTTTCAAACTTGATGCCATCTGGCTCGCCGCCTGCTCGGCGACTCAAGCTGAGTTTGGCGTTTTCTTTGTACTCCTGCAAGTTCAACAGAATTTTGATCTTGGCCAAGTTTGGCATGCCAAATGTGCCCACAAAGTCTGGATGTGGATTTTTGAATTCACCTTCCACAACCACGCTCATGTCTTCAGCAAGGCCTACAATTTGTGTGGCTTTGTCATCGCCTACAATCTTGATCAAATCAATGCAGCCAAGATCGTGTGTGTGTTGTACTAAGTCTAATAGATAATCTCTCATTTTGTATACTCCTAATGTTTAAGTTTAACAGGTTTATTTAGAATTTGCAACTATTCTGGCTAATGTTTGTCCGCCTCTAAGCGAATCTATTTCTCCAGGTTTTTGGAACTCAAACCATGCAACGTCAGCAGGGCCATTGTGACGATGCATGAGCTCAAATCCCAATGTTTCAGCATGTTCTTGAATCAACGATCCTGGAGTGTAGCACATGTAACTGCGCTCGGCCAATGCAACTCCGTGAGCACGATCACAGTCGTTGTAGGTAAAAAACACCACTCCGCCAGGCCGAAGTTTTTTCCACAGCTCATCCAAGTACTGACATATCAATTCCAATGGTTTGTAATTGAAGTAATTGTAAGCAAAGCAATATCCAAACTGAGCATCTGGCAACAGTGCAAGTATTGGTTTGCCTAGAATCTCTTCAGCTGTGTATAATCTCAGTCTACGTCGATATTCTTCAGTAAATCCTTGACAGGCAGGTTCTAGCAATTCAAGATTGTTGTCAATCATGTACAACGGGTCCAATGGTACCAATTGCTCCACGTGTTGTTCCAGTGCTGGTCTGAAAATCAATCCAGGCACACGCCAATCTGTGTAGCGTAAAATTCTACCTTGTAGTAGTTCAGCACTTTCGGGATCGCAACGTAGCCTACGATTAAGAATGTGTTCGGTAGTGTCATAACACATTTCATGCTGGAACAATCTCAAACTTTCACGCAAGTATTCTGGATGCTGTGCAGTCATAGCGTCAATCACGTGACTGCGTATAGCGTCAATGGTATGATTGAATTGCTGGAAACTTTCATTAATTTTGTTACCATTGGCAATGATGCCTTGTGTAAATTTGTTAAATTGCACATTGTGGTTGGCAATTTTGTGTATCACAGCATCAAGTCTGTGACGGGCTTCTTGATGAATTTGACCTAACTCAAATTCATCAATGTGGTTCAAGTAATCAACAAGTTCGCTCAGTTTCATTCGAATGAAAATAGTGATGTAAAAGTATTTTCTGTGTTGGTAGCAGACGCAAGGTCCCATTCCAACACACCCAGCAAGTTGTCGACCTTTTGATCCACAACAGTTGCTTCCATTAGCCCATCGTCAAACGGCAGTTCAGTAAACCATGCAGGCAATCTTTGCTCATCTGTAGGATAGCCAATTGATGTCCATCCAAGTGCATTTGATTTGAGTTTGCACACAATGGTTTTCATACCATCCACAACCTGCATTGAGTAGTTGTCTGAATTCATTCTACGCATTTGATTCCAATTCATTGCGGCACGAACGTGTCCTGGCATGTTTGCTTTGCCCAGGCGTGCTTCCTCTGCCGCATATTTGGTCAAGTTGTTCACACGCTTAGGCGATCCTTTTTCCCAGCCTGGACGCTCTTTAAACTCATACTTGAATTCTCTAATGCGTTCAATGATCTCATCTCGTTGTGTACCTGCCAGTACTTTATTTAGAATTTCTAACAGGAAGTCTTGAATTACTTTGGGGGTATCTGAACGCTTGAGATCCAAGCCCATGGCCTTGGTCTTGCCAATCTTGCCGTCTACATCCAGTCGCTTGCCTTCCAAGTCAATGATGTTCACAGCATAACGCTTCTTGGTAATGAACAAACTGCGGTCAGCAACCAGTTCACGACCTGCTTTGATCAACGCACCCATGTCTCGGGGACAATGGAACGCCTGTTCCATAAACGCTGGAAAGCTCTCATTCACTTGATCAGCAATTGAGTCGTACAGTTGGATGCAGATTTCTTTTGACCATTCCATCCGTCCTTCTGCAACTTCTTTTTCCAGTATGGGCCACGCAGAAAAATAGCATGAGTCTGTATCACCATAGATGATGGCCTTGCCTGTGTGATCATATTCGCCTGTGATGCACTCATTGATGTGAGCATCCATGTGCTTGGCAATACTTCGACCTGCCAGTGTGGTTGACTGCCCAATACGCTTGTCAAAGAATCTACAGCCTGGATTCAAAATAGCACCATACAAGCTATTCAAGTTAATCTTCTTGACCAATTGACGTTTGTCCCAGAACGCAATCTCTTTGGGATCCTTGGTCTGCTTCTTCTTGGCTTGCAGTTCTTGTCGTTCACGATACCAGCGTTCCAGCAGGCCAGGGATGATACCTTTCTTCTCGTAAGTGAGAATGGTACCATTGGCAGTAAGGATCCAAGGTTGATTTGAGTCAAAGATCATGTGCCAGATTTCCATAGCAGAGTGTACTGACTCTTCGCCACCTTCCCAGTCAATGGTAATTTCTGTACCACGTTGCTGTTCCATCACAGCAGTATACTCTAAACTGGCAAACAAGCCTTCCCATGCAGCCGCAAAACTTTGTCCCTTGGCCATGTTGGATTTGATCAACTGATCAGTCATGGTTTGCCGCAATTGGCCCACCACAGTTTCTGGACCCATGTTCATGGCACGAATTGCAGATGGATATAGACTGTTGATGTCCACTGACCCAATCCACATGTGCAGGCCCTTTTTAGGATATGCCACATAAGCACCTGCGGCCTGGGTGTCATCATCTGTAAGGCGTTGCTTACGATTGGGCACAACCATTCCACGCTCGTGTGCTTCATTGATAATGGCCTGTTCAGTCACTGCCACAGCACCCATTGTGGTTTGTAGCAACACAGTATTGGCGTGTGCCAGTTCATTGGCTAGGTCCAAGAAACGCAATTTCTTGTCTAACTTGGCAATGATCATGGTGTCTTGGCGGTTGTACTCAATAAACTTTTTGAAGTGCTGGTTGTACAACTGATCCAGTGTGCCTTCAAATTGTGTTTTGCGTTCACCCAGCTCGTACTCGCCGATAGCATCCAAACTATATGAGTGGCGTTCCTCGTATGTGTACTTGCGATACAACTGCATGTAGTCCATATGCACACGACCGACTAAGTCGTAAGTTTGATTCTCTGCGCCAAAGCGTTCAAACATTCTTTGCTTGGGAAACTGTCCCCACAAACAAAAGCGTCGTGTGTCATCCTTGCTGAGTATTCTTGTGGTACGATTTACTGTGTAAGGAATGTCGTAACCTTCTGAGTTCCAACCTGTAAGTACATCCGCACCTTCAATCACATCCAAGAACATTTTGATCATGTCTTCTTCACGCTCAAACAAGATGGTATTTTCAAACTCGGCCACCAGCTCTTGTGCAGTATCCCAGCTTAGATGTTTAGGCGGCACCGCCAGTGTGATCATCTGATCCAGCCAATCTAAATATACAGATATAGCAGTGATAGGATTGAAGGGATCTGCCACAGGCGAGAATCCACGCTCTGCATCAAACGCAACTTCGATGTCAAAAAATGCTGTGTGCAGTTCTGGAGCATCTTGGTCTTTGTAGTTCTCTTCCAAACATCTAAAGATAGGATTGATGTCTGATTCATACAACTGCTTGCCCGACTGGCTGCGAACTTCCTTGCGAAATTCTTTGTTGTTGCGCGATGAGAATCTATTTACAGGTGTGCCGTAGATGCTTTGAAACTTGCCTCTAGGATCGTCATAATAGAAAATGTAGTTGGCAGGATATTCCTTGTAGACTCGTTCGCCATCGCGGCGTTCTACTACATGTATGCGATCGTGTTCACGATCAAAAAGTGCGTCGATATAACTCATTGTTCTCCGTTTGTGGCCGGTAAGCCATGATTCATGCTCGTAACGAGAGCGACTCGCAGATATTTATATTAGACAGTGTGTTGACAGGAAATCTTATCATGCTCGACTCAAGTCGTTTGTGATACAGTGTATACCAGCGTCCCAAAAATAACGATGCCTAAACGGCGACACATGAACTTCAATACCGTGTCTAGCACAGGCTTTTTCAACTTGATCATTGTGGCTGGATACCACAATGTTCTTTTGATCTATCACAAGTATGTTGACATCAAACACAGTTTCACTAGCATTGCCTACCCAAGACTCAAAGTAATGTTCAACCATGTGTACAAGATTAGGATCTGATTCAAAGCCCGGAATGTTCCAGCGGCCTCGATTGTGCTTCATGCTGGCTCGAAATTCCGCAGTGTCTGCATAATCACTTGGTGGCAAGTACACCACTTCCCATCCAGGAAAAGTGTCTGCGTAAGTTGGCACATCTCGTAGGCTAATGATCAATCCAGGAGTAACTGGGCAATAGGTAGCATCTCCGTGACCGCCAGCATTCACAATGCGATTGCGTGTGCGCGGGAACAGTTGATTGACTTTGGCCAACAGTTGTGTTTGATCTTCATCATAACTTTGAGTGGCAAAATACAAGTCTTGACCAATGCGACTCACAAAGCATCCTGACACTACATCAAGATCTGTATGTCGTACTGTGTTGCCTTGTGACAACACATGCTCAACGACGTTTTGATAACAACTCAATTTAGCACGATGTTGTGCAAGATCTCTATGTTGAAATTCTGTCCAAGTCAGTTCAGTTTGATTGGCGTATGCTCTTTGAGCATGTGAGCTGTTTGGCTGTTGCGGAACCCACAGTTCATCATGAATCATGATGAAATAATCTCTTGGAGTTACAGGCGGTGGCACCCAATGATCATGAATTTTCAAAGCACTGAGATCCTCAGGCAGTTGAGGCCGCAACACACGGATTCCGAACCGGCTTTGCAATAGTGCAATAAGGGCTTGATAATCTTGTTCAGTTTCTTCTGCCAACGTTTGGAAACGTTGGCGTGTGTTGCGATCTTGGATCCAATAGTAATAATCCGGCGGGTACGTCATACCGACCACGCATACCTGTAATGGATCCCAGTGTTGAAAAACTTGATAGCTCAAAGAGTTTTACCAACTGTTTCTAAAATAGTTTCCAGGGTTTCGTGATCCTGTTTGGCTTTGCCAAATTCAGCTTTGTGTGCCAGCTTGATTGCTTTTTTAAGTACAGCAGGCTTGATTTCCAGTTCTTCAGCCACAGCCTTGATGGTGTCAGTAAGTCCGCCGTTGAGAGTTTCAATTTCGTGCATGACTTGCATGCCTTCGTTGATGATCTGAGTGAGTTTGAGTTTTTGCTCGCCGTTAAATGTTTTGCCGCTCATAGAGCCTCCTAAAACAATAGTATATAGATTTATTTAAAGAAAGTCAATGTATGGTTGCTCGTTTTGGATCATTGGGTAGCGAATCCAATGACCCGGGCAGAAGCCGCCCACTCGGTCCTAAGGCCAGAGTTCTTATGTACGACGGATTTGTTTGATTAGGTGGCGGCTTGGATCAAAGTTTTTGCTCCAAGTCAAAGTTTCTGCAACAATCTTCTCTCTTAGTTTTTTCTTTTTAGTCTTTGTGGGCAGAGTTTTTGTTTGCTTTGTAGGCAGTTTGACCTTGCGACCTGTGTATCCAGGAACCTTGCCGGCTGCTCCTGAGCCAGAGGCGTCTGCTGGAGCAGGTGCGGGTGGTCTACTAGCTCTTTTTGCTATCTCAGCATCAAGAACTGCTTTCATTTTTGGATGTAAATCTGTTCTTGCGGCAAATCTGGATAATACTTCATCAGGTCCTTTCTGAACATCTCTAACTAAATTAGCTATTTGAACATCACTTGGTTCATGTGCTGTCGCTCCTGGTGCTGGCGCTGGTGCTGGAGCAGGCTCTGCTGCTGTGACTCCCAGTTGATTTACAAAACTCAACAATGCTTTGGCATCTTCTACTGACAGATTGGCCAATTCAACTTGTATATCGTCCCAGCTCAATTCGCCTTGCCCTACATACTTGGTACCAGCTTGTTTGCCTTTAGCGTATGCTTGTGACATTCCAGTGAATGCACCTCTTGTGGCACCAGCAGCAGTTGAAAGCGCACGTGGTGTTGCAGCAATTGCTGAACCTGTGGTTTTTAGAGCTTGTTTGCCCATGTCGTATGCTTGGCTCATTCTGCTTTTGTTTGGTACCACAGGTGCGACTGTAGGAGGCAAACGTTCTTCCAATGCACCAGCGGCCTTTTTAGACAATATCTGTTTGACTATTTCCAACTGCTTGGCGTCAAGAGCTTGAATGGATTGCACTAGAGGTTTGTTTTGCATCACTTGTGATGCGGCAATTTTGGCATACAACGGATCGCTTGGAGAAATCTTTTGTCCACCAATGCTGACTGTTTCAGGCTTGCCACCAGTTGGGGTTCCTGCAATTGCTGATCCCAATGCACCGGTTGCGGGTTCTGCAGTAGGTTCTGTGCCAGCATCACCAGCAGGTGTTGATGACAGTGCTTCAAGTTCTTTGTTTAGCGCATTGCGTCTTGTTTTGTAGGCTGCATCTAAATTGCGCAGTTCTGTTTTGACTGTGTCAGCATCTCGTGTGGCTGCTGCGCCACCGCCACCGCCAGAAGCAGCAGGTGCAGGTGTTGCTGTTGCACTACCACCTGACGGCCCAGAAAAATCACTAGGCACATAGGGCTTGCCGGTACGAGGATTAATCGTATTAGATCCAATTGGCATTTCTGCTTTACCGCCGGCCTTGGCGCCAGATGTGTCACCATAGGCTGCGCCGGGCACTGTGCTGCCAGCATCATCTTCGCCACCAATGCCTTTTACTGATCCACGATAACCTTTTTTAATTGCTCGACCCAGGCCTTGCGGAATACCTGCCACAGCGCCTGCTGTTTTACCAATGCCGCCGACAAGGCCGCCAATGCCTCGACCAACCTGGTCCAGGCTAATTTCGTCAAGCTGTTGCTCGTTGATTGTGGTAGTTGGTTTGATTAGATCAGTGTATATCATTTTAGCGTTCATCCAAATAATCTTGTTGGCTTGTTTGTTGAGCCTGTTGTTTCATTGCTCTGCGTTTTTGAAACAACTTTACTGCCATGTCAGCATGGTCTAGGTTTTTAAATTTGCTGGGCATGGATCTATTACCTTGCCGCAGTTCAAATCCATCCTTTTCGTTGCCATAACATTCAAAGGTAACACCATATTCCATGGCGTAACTTTTTACCGGAGCAGATGATGTTTCTGACATGTCATTGATAGGCTGTTGTGGGTTGCCTAGCTGAGTGTCTACTTTGTCCTCGATGCCATGCACTGTGCTGGGATCTGTCAACTCGTAGTCATCTTCTTCAATTTCTTCTTCGGCTTGACCTTTTTCCACAGCGTCAACTGCTTTGTCTTTGAGTTCACGATCAACTCGAACTTTTTGTTCCAACTGATCAAGATATTGTGTAAGGTCCTTCTTGACCTTGCTCAACATATCTTCTTCAACTTCTTGCATGGCTTCTTCTAGTGCGGATTTTCTGGGCTCTACAGAATCACCCACCATGTATCCATCCATTGGATGTGCTGGATCTTTTTTGGCACGCAACGCAGGACTGGCTGATTTAGGCTTGAACAGCGCAGGCAACTGTGGCACACCTTTTTGTTGTGTGTTAAGCCCATGCTTGACGCCTACTGGCGTAAGTTTACCTTCTACCGCCGCAAGGCGTTCCAGTATTGATCTAATGTCCGAACTCATGCTCTTTCTTCTTTCAGGTAACTTCTCAGCATCCAGCCATGCTTTTGATGAGCATCGATGCGTTCAGCAATGAAGTTAGCAATACCTTGTTGGTTTTCTTCAGTTGCTACTTGGAAGACTTGATTGAGAAGATCCAACATTTGGCCGTTGTTGGCCAAGAGTTCTTCTAGCATGAGTCGGGCACGTGGAATTTTTGTTTGGCCCTGTATTTTTGTTAATTCTACAAATCGTTCAAAACTACCAGGAGCATAGTCGCCCAGGGCACGTATGTATTCTGCTGTGGGATCTGTAGCACCATAAACATCGTCATGGATTGCGTCAAAGAAAGCGTGAAGCTGGCCAAAGTCTGGGCCTTCAACGTTCCAGTGGAACTGTTTGGCTTTGAGAGCAAAAGCCTCCTCAGTTGCCAGGAGTGTTTTTAAAGCGTCCGCTAACATTCTTATTCCTTTTGTATTCCTTGGGCGTGTTAGGCGTAGGATCAGTTGTATATTTACCACTCAACAAGGATCCGCCTGATCTTGACACCATGCCTAAGGCCTGGCTCACAGGTGCTATACTACCAGCACTGGTGCCGCCCACTGACGCATTTTCCATGATTTCTTGAATTTTCATTATAGTATTTCCAACTCGCCGCCGCTGTCTATCATGCCCGGGCCATCAACCACACGCCAATTCAGCTGCTGTATTGACGCTAATGTTCCAGGCAATAATTCATAGCGCAACTTGTACTTACCTGGTTCTGCGGCAATTTGAAAAGACTCTTCCAAATGCTGATCACGCCAAACCCAGGTGCGTTCGGTAAACAATTCATTATTGACATAAGCTCGGTAGGTTGGAGGGTCAGTCCAACCTTGGCAATAAACTTCGCAAATTACCTTGACAAACTTTTTGTTCATAAAGATATTTATCATTAAGTGGGTCTATAAATATTGCATGCTAAAATTGAATGATATACGCAAAGTGCATGTGGAATTGACCACTAGATGCAATGCCAGATGCCCCATGTGCATGAGAAACTATCGAGGGTATGATTACAATAGTGGATATCCGCTGTGTGAACTCAGTGTTGGAGATTTCAAGAAAATTCTAACTCCTAACGTTTTAGCACAACTAATTCAGCCCGATCCGCCCATTGGAGATCGTGTGCCAATCATATATGAATTTAGAGGTGTGGCATTCAATGGAAATCTGGGTGATTTTGCTTCTGCACGTGATGCTGTTGAAATAGTAGAATACCTGGTAGAGCATCAGGTACCTGTTATTATCAATACCAATGGTTCTGTGCGCAGTCCAGAATGGTGGGCAAGACTGGCTCTACCCAAAGTTACAGTGGGTTTTGCCATTGATGGCCTAGCAGACACGCATCATTTGTATCGCCAAGACACAGACTGGCATAGAATAATTTCACATGCTCAAGCACTGATCAACGCTGGTGGACAAGCTGTATGGAGGTTTGTGCCGTTTGATCATAACCGTCATCAGGAACAGGCCTGCAGAGATATGGCTGCCCAAATGGGCTTTGCAAAGTTTGAAAATATCTATGATGGAAGAGATCGCACGTCGGTATACAATCGAGACGGCACATTCAGTCACAAGATTGGTCCAGACCCTGGCGGTCTTACCAATCAAACAGTGCATCCTTTTTTGGAAAGTCATATCACTTGGTACGATGCCAAAACAATCACACATCACAAAGATACTCCTGTGCTAGACATGCAGTGTCATCACAAACGCAATCGAGAAATATACATAGCTGCCGACGGCTCTGTTTATCCCTGCTGCTTTTTGGGGTTTTATCCGCATACCATGAATCATCCCGGCAATCAAGAACTGGCTCCATTAGTAACAGAAAACAATGCATTGGAATATCCTCTTGAACACTGTCTTGAATGGTTTGAACGTGTGGAACAAACCTGGAATGAGTCTAGCATTGCGGCTGGCAGAACTTATCAATGTGTAGTAACTTGTAATCGAACATGAATAAAGATCTACAACAATTCATGAATCAAATTGTCAACTTGTTATGACTGTAGCAAGAGTATTGTTCCTAGCAAGATATCGTGTGCCACATGCATGTTTTGCCATGCAGTGGGACCATAATTTACTGGGCATAGATTACACCATAATAGCTTCGCCAGTGCCACAGCATGAACTATGGCCAGTGTTTGAACGCTATGGTATTGATACTTCACAGCTAAAGTACATGAATGACAGTGTGATATACCAACGCTATCCTGAAGTCAACAACTGGGTGTTTGACCATGACTATCGGGGCTGGTGGTTGCGACAACAAGCAATCAAACTGGCCTACCGAGACCTGTTGGAAGAAGATGTCATACTCATGCATGACTGTGACACTTTTATGATTGAACCTTATAGATGCTGGGATGGTGAACAACTGAATTATCTTGTGATACCTGACACCAAGCACGGCAGTTATCATGGGGTATTTGAAAGCATTACTGGATTGCCAGAGGCCAGCCCGCATTGTTTTGTGTCAGAGCTTGTGCCTGTACTGCGCACACACTGGCTTGAATTGCGCAAACTGCTGGCCCAACGTTGGCCCAACAAACTGTGGCTGGACGCTATTATTGACGCTGTTCCTGGCATGCCCACAATACCTCCCTGGGGCACAGGCGAAATAATCAAATGGTTTTCAGAATATGAATTGATAGGAAACTGGGCAGCATGTTGTGATCCCATCAACTACACTTTTCAGAAACGTTTTGAATACAATCAATTGGAGCTGTTGTCTACATTGAATGCCAAAGAGTTCAATGCAGTATGTGATGCTGTGCCGGACCTAAGTCAAAGCATGCAACTTGATTGGGACACATTGGACATACCTAATTTTGAACATTATCAACACATGGTGAAGCAATGTACACAATAACATACCCAGCAAAGTTCCGATATCCTGTGTATCAACCTGCATCACAAAGTATTGATGTCACAGCTGATTGGGGTCTGGGCAGATTTGAAACTACCAACGATCCTGCACTGGCGCTGAGTCAACCGTGGTCTGTAGCAGCATTTCGTGTGCTGTGCAACGAGCCCGGCGTGTTTGATTATGATCCAGCACTGGCTGACATGGATCTCAGTCAGTTTGATTTGGTACTGCTGAGTGACATTGAATACTACAGTGTTAAAGAAATACGTGCCTGGATTGAAAAAAACAAAATTCAACGTTATGTGTTGGCAGTAGGCGGTCTTGTGCAAGGAGAAGAATTGGATCAATCCTGCATGGTGTATCGCCCTTGGTGGGCTTACAATCTCTTGCGACACAACGAATACCAAGACACCTACCAAGATCAAAAACCCTACATGTTTGAAGCACTGTTAGGAGCACGTAGACCGCACCGTGACTATGTGATGATGGCCATGGACAAAACTGGGCTGTTGGATCGTAGCATTGTGACCTACAGAGATTGCTTTGAAGGCAAATTGATTGACAGAAACTGTGATCAATTTCAGCAGACTTTTTATGACACTCCGCTAAAGTGGCCTTACGTGAGTGCAAACTTAAATCCTGCATGGGAAGTCACGGACAACATCACTCGCAGTATCAGTCCATATGTGCCCTGGAACATCTATCAACGCAGTCATTACAGCATTGTGTGTGAAACACTGGGCACTGGCACAACATTTTTCTGGAGTGAAAAAGTTACCAAGTGTTTGTTAGCCAGAAGAATTTTTGTGTTTTTTGGCGCACAAGGATTTCTTGCTCGCATGCGCGAACTAGGGTTTGAAACATTTAGCAGTATCCTTGACGAAAGCTACGATGAACATCCTGTGGACAGCATACGATTTGAACGGGCCATGCATCAGGTATTGCAGTTGGCATATTTTGAAAATCCCAAAGTGTTGTATGAACGCATACAAGCCATACTGGATCACAACCAAGCTAGATTGCGCAGTTACCAGATTCAGTTTCAAGCCACAATGTCTGATCTACTGCATCAACACATTGAAGGTGGCCATTGGTTATGGGATGACGAAGTGGGTTGAAATGTGCTGATAGAAGTTTTCAGCAATTTTTTCCTGTCCTTCGGGACCAGAATGATATCCAGGGTCGTCTCCTGAAAATGGGTAACTGCCACATATGGCTTGAGGACTTTTAGTTGTGTCCAATTGTATGTAGTGATCAGGGATAAGTTTAGGAAACGCATCACGCCATAAGGTATGATTGTCAGGATCGAATGGCCACAGCAAGTTGGGTAGCACTAAAAACTTGATGTCATCCAAGAACATGGTAATCACACCTTCTCGGATCATCCACTCGTCCTGTTGCTTTTTCCAAGCATTGTCATAGATTGAATCAATCCAGTGACGTATGCCGTTCTGCGCTTGTTTGGTAATGCGGCCCTGTCTGTACGGATGATCAAAGTTTTCTGCAAGAGTAAAAATAGTTTCGCAGATCATGTTTGATGGCTCCCGACCATAATTTACATTGCGTATGCCATCTTGTCTGTTGTAGCCATTGCCCAGTTTTCTATTTTGTAGGTGTCGTTCTAGTGGAGGATTTTCCCCGGCGCTGGGTGCCTGTGACCAATCATATGGCACAGAGTTTGCAGGTATTTCCATACGATCCCAGAAGGTAGGACCAATCACAGCAAAGTCTGGACGCTGTCTGCGTATCTCGTCTATTTGTATACGGATGCCGCCGTTTGAACAACCTTGGCGTGCTAGGTTAACCAACTCCCAGCCACCTAGTTTTTCGGCCAAGCGTTCACTCCAAGCAGTGCCTGGCAAAGTTTGACTCACTGCCGAAAACGAGCAGCCTGCTACCATTAATTTCATAGTGTTTCCTTGTAACTGTTTCGGTGTTCTTCGCTGTGAAAACTAGCAATAATTTCTTTGTGCATGGGCAATTCGTCTAAGTTGTATGTGCCAGGTGGAATTGTATGTGTAACTCCTTCACCAGGCCGTGCAAAAGTTACCAGTCTAGGATGCCACTGCACTGCACGATGTACCAGCACATGATGTATGTGTCCATAGTCTCCTAGTTCGTCATGGGTGAGCACTAGATCATAATCACGAGCAAGGTGCCAGCAGGCACGGTCGGCAGATTCTTCAGCCCAGCGTGTGAATACTTTTTGCTCGTTGTCATGCCAGTGGTCTTCAAAGCCCAAAAACACACAGTCGATTCCCCGACGTTTCCAAAACGCCAAAAGTTCTTGGCCTCGGGGATCATGCTCAGTGTACGTTAAATAGCCAATGGTCCATTTGTGCTCAGGGTGCGCATGAATATAACTGTAACCAAATATCACACAGTCATCTGGATGCGCTACCATACACAATGCGTTCATTCAAGTTCCCAAGCAGCAAAATGGCCGCGATCAATCAACAACATCTTAAATGCAGTTTTTTGTTCTGGTAACATTTTTGACCAAGCATTTCGATGAATACTCACTGTGAGAGCATTTTTATCACGCATGAGTTCAAGTTTCTTATCAAACTGGTCAACTTCGCTATGACAAACATTTACCACACCGCCAAGTGTGTTTTGTTTGGTATAAAAATGATCCAAATGTCCATACTTGTATTGACAAAATCCTGAGTACAACATGAATTCTGTCAGCATGCCTTGGCGCTGAAACCATGTGGGAAAACTTTCATGTGTTTTGATTGTGGTATCAGCAATCATAAAGCGTACAGTGTCATTGTGGAAGAAAAATGGCACACCGCCAGGGCCAGCTTGTTTGGTCATGTTGATGTCAAACAGCTGATCCACAATGTTCTTACTGGGTTTAAAAACATCAAATATATCCAATTGTCCCACAGTAAGCTGACCTTGTTCGTTAACCAATTTGGATATTTCCAAGGGTCTAACAAATATAGTCTTGGCGTCTAATACCATGGTGTAGACATTGTAACTTATAGACGCGGTGAGAAGTTTTAGAATCTGCTGGCTTACCCAGCCGTTTGCTATCCAAGCACTGCTGAATGCTGTGCGCGGCACTACCAAGACAGAGCTTGCTAGATCACCCCACCATGCTGGATCAATTTTTTCCGCTAGGGTTTCGTAATCATTGAGCACCACATAGATATTTCTTATGCCTATGTTGCGACAATAATTGTTTATGCTTTGTGCCTGAATTTTAAGGATCGGCAGTTCCTGTTCAAATACTACTGTGCAGATATCAATCATGCAGTTATGTATTTGGGTTTTGGGGTGGCCTAATTATTTTCCTGCTGCAAACAGTGCGGCACCGCGATTGAAACTGTCGCTCCAACTTGCAGGTTGTCGGCCACCGCGCTTTTGACTCCAGGCATATCCTGCTCTGTGACCAGAACAGTCTTTGGTGCATTGTGAACCTAGAAAACTTAATTCACGCAGTTGCTCGCGGGTCCACTTGTCTGGAATTGTGCCGTGTTTTTTCACAAACTCGTCGTGCAGTTGTTTGCCAGTAATGCCGTAGTCACGAGCAATGGTTTGCATCATGTGATCAATTGCGCTGTAGCTCTTGGGATCATCTAGATCTTTTTCCAAATCTTCTACAGCGCCTTCTTTCAACTGTGCAAACTCGTATGCTCTCATTTTTTAGGTTGCACCGCTGTGGGCATGTTGCGATACACACGCTTTTGGGGATCATACACAGTTTTAAGTGGGCCCAAGCCAGCCAGTTTCTTTACTCTAGCAATCATGTCTTGATAATCATCACCGTAGTCGGCTTCTTTTTCTTTGGGAGTTGATTTGCTTTCGTCAGCCTTTTTAGGCAAGTCTGCATAGTCCTGCTTGCGATCAGCACCGTGGAACTCTTGAGCAACGTCTTGGCTGATGCCAACTTTTTTTGCAAATTCAGGATTGTGTGCGGCTGCTGCCATGGTGCGGAATTGTGCTTGGCTGGTTGACTTTTCATTCAAGTCACCTTCTTGCATGTTCTTTAATAGTTCTTTTGCTTTTTCAACACTAACCATTGGTCTTGGGTGCTTGCCGTCTATTACACTTTGTAAATATTCTTTGCTAAAGCCTTTTGGTGCTTCTGCAGCCGGTTTATTATCAGCAGGTGATGTCATTGTTGCACTTGGCTTGAATCCGCCAGTGAAACCGCCTTGGCCATCAGGAGTAACTCTAGCATTGGCACCACCTGCGCCCAGTGCCATTGCACCTGCCAATGCCGCGCCACCTAATTTTTCTTTCCAGCCTTCGTCAAGATCACCTTCCGCTACACCTTGTTCTCTTACACTACTGCGGAAATGTCTGGCATCATTTGCATCGTGTTTGCCGCGTTCTAATCCTTTGGCCCATTCGTCATTTTTACGGGCTTCTCTTGTGGCACTATATGGATTGTCTCTGATGGTCATACCTTGTTTGTATGCTCGACGACCCAGTTCGTATGCTACGCCAACACCTGCTAGTTCATACTCTTCCGCCATGCCTTTCTTCTTCAATGCTTCCTTATTTCTCACCCAGCCTTTGCCACCGCATTCTGGGCACTCATCATCGTGTGTATCTATTCCAGTGCCATCGCAAGAACCACATTCATGCTTTTCACCAGTGTTACCGTAAGCATCTGACTCCGAGCCTTCCGCCATGCCTTGTCCTAGATTGGCTATGTAACCATCAGGGCCAGTCCATTGATCTTTATAGTCTTGCCATTCTTTTAGACCCCAAGCTATAGGAAACTGATGCCAAGCCCACATTCCGTGGGTATTAAACTCGCTAGAAAATTCCTGTATGTCAGCCTGTGTAATGCCTGAGGTATTGGATTGTTTGGCGACCTCAATCAACCAGTGCGCCATAGTTTCGCCACCGTCGTCAAGATTACCTACTTTTTCTAATTTATTAAACCTATCTACACCTTGCCTTTCAAAGTTGCGGCAAATTTTTTCAAGCCAATTTATAAATTCCTGGCCCCATTTGGCCAATGCTGTTTCTGGGTCGCTGCCTGTTCTTGCAGTGAGAGACTTATTCAAACTATCTACACTTTGCCTAGCAGTAGCACCACCTGTGATCTGACCCATCATTGAGTCAAACTTTTGATCGCCAGTTGCTTCCGCCACACCTTGCTTCTTGTTTAACTCTTTGTTTAGAATCTTTTCAGCATCCTTGGCTACTTTTTTAGCAGTGGTTGCTTTAGCAGTGTATTCTTTTTTGCCGCCTTCATCGTTACTACCATCACGCCCTGGAGGTGTTTGTGATTTGTCCATTTCCATCACACCTTCAGACTTGTTGCCATAATTGCCAGCGCCTTTTTTGCGACACTGAACCAAGCGTCCAGATGCATAGGCTGATGGCCATACTTTTGCTGACGCTTTTACTTTGTAGTAGCAGGCGTCTTTCTTTTCCATCATCAGCATTTCACTGAACATGGGACCACCACAGTGTGGGCATGACTGTGAGGCTTCAAATAAGTCGTCTATAATCATTTCTTTTTAGTGGCCACGTTGATGGCCTTTCCTGTGCGGTTGGGGTTGGGATCTTGTCTGCGTTTTCTTGCGGCTGCTGACGCACGACCTTTTTTGCCCAGGGCATGTGCTTTGGCTTGCGGCAAACACTTGGGCTTGCCTTCTTTTGAACTGCCTCTAGCACAATCACCACGGATCTTGCCGTCGGGCCCAAAGCGTACCCACTTGTCTTTGAACCAATCACGGAGATTTTCTTCCAACTCGGTTTCGCTCACAGGCACACAATTGGGCACCTGACGACCACCTTTGTTTTTCATGCCTGCTTGGCGATAACCAGTCCAGCAGGCTTCAAGAATTTCTTTATATCTCATGATGGGTTATTTATTGCGTTTGGCTCGAGCCCGTCCAGCCTTCATGTTGGCCATCCAGTGTGCCAATTGTCCTTTGCGACCGCCTTGTTTGGCCACTTTACGCAGGGTGCTTACTGATGCTTTGGTGGGCACGCCGTGTCGCTTTGAATCGCCTTTGTCTTGGGGATTCCGACCGTCAGCAAAGTTTTCACCTACGTTGTATGTGGGATCAGTTTTTTGACGCTTGATGCCAGCAGGTTGATTGGGATCTACAGGATCAATGTCAGTGGTGGTTAACCCTAGTTTTTCCAACTGCTTGATGTATTCATGTTCAAGATCTTCGTCGCCAAAACTCACAATAGTACTGGGTGGTCCTTTGCCAAAATCGTCAGTGTTATCTCTGTCTAAGTTAGCAATGTTCTTGCCCAACTTGTACCAGTCATACATGTCTGACACATCCACTCGCACAGTGCCCGCTGGCATTGTGGGTCGGCTTTCAGGACCAGGAGGATCAAAGTTTCCGTAGCGATCCTTGCCTTCGGCTACACCTTCTGTCATGATTGGCACAACTTCAAAGCCTTCGCCTGACACTCCCCGACCATTGTTTCGCAACCATTGAGCCGCTACACGGTTAGCATCGCCTTGATTGTTGCCCACGCCTGAAAATCTATGAACTTCTTCACCATTGACCAACACCTTCCATGCACCAGAGAATGTGCCTGGCGTGGCTCGCTGTTGTGCCAAGGCTGCTGTGCTTCCAGGGTAGACCACCTCTATATCTGGTTCAATGTCAATGATACCACCCGATGCTGCATCTGCAGGCCGATCCCATTGTTCAGTATCCACCACCATGTAGTCAGCAGCAACCACATTGTTTCTAGCAGCCCAGGCTTGGAGAACATATCTGCCTTGTGCCTGTTCCGCTGGATTGCCCATGTTAAATCTAAACTGATAGTCAGGTGCTGGGCCAGTAAAACTGCCATACAGGCCTGGATCCGAGCGTAGCACAATGGCATAGCGACCGTTGGGGTCATTGGGGCGGCCACCACCTTGAGAACCTGGCGGTGCAGTAAAGGCACTAGCTGTGTCGTCGTCTTGTGTAGATTGTGCATCCAAATTATACGGACGCACAGGTTCAGCCACAATAGATTGTCGTGTGTTGGCCCAAGACGGATAGCCATCATCCCCCAAGGCTTTTTCAATGGCTTCTTCTCGAGAGGTGGCAACAACTTCTACACTGGCATAACTATTGCCAGGATTGGAAACGTTCCACCACATCTTTTCACCGCTTGTTTTATTACGCTCCGTCTTGCGTTGTAGTTGTGCTTGCTTGACAAAACTACGCAAGGCAGCCTTGGGAATCTTGCCAGCCACATAGTCAGCAAAGTATCGGATTGTGTCTGACCCTTTTTGATCCTGAGTCAACAGTTTGTATAGTTTCTTTTGATACTCTTCTCGATAGGCTTCAGGGTTAAGTGCTGCACTCATGGCCACTGTGAAACGCAACAGAGTGTTTTCAATCTTGTCAAAGTTGTCATCCAGCCAGTCACCACCCGGCGAACGGAATTCAATGTGTCCGCTCTTGGTGTTGATTGATGTGTACTTGTCTGTGCTGCCTGAATGGATGGCCTTGGAAGCCAGTTCACCCATTTGACCTTTCATCTTGTCCAGCAAACGCTGTGCGTCTTCGGGGTTGGACCGCACACGATCACGCACCTTGCCTAGTGCTGATTTGGTGTAGGTATTGGAACTGCGACCAAATTGTTTGAGCACATACTCGTCGCCCAACAGCAAGGCCAGTTTTACATAGTCCAAACGATCTAAACTGTAGTCAGGCACTGATATGTTGATGTGCAGGCCAGTCGAACTGTTGGTATAAACGCCCATGCGTCCAGCCCAGGCCTTCACGGCATTTAAATCTTTCAGCAGTTCATCTATGGGCATGGGCGGGCTCACAAACTCCAAGCCTTCGTCGCCGTCATTGTCGCCTTCCAAACTGGCGTCTGGTTCTACTACATAGAATTGATTGTTGGGTCCAGGTCTGTCGCCGGACTGATGATATCTTGTGTTCACTCGCACTTCACGACCCACAGCCTGACTGAATTCGTCAGCCACTTGATCTGCGTCAATCTCGCCGCTGTTCATGCTAGTCCAGTAGGGCCAATTCATTCCATACATTTGCTCAACCTCACTCATTCTGTCAAGGTCTGTGGCGTCTAACCAGTCGCTTTCGTCATAATTTTCTTGGAATTCTTCCCGCCATTCATCAAAGGCTTCATTGTAGTAAGTACTCGAAGGATCAGCGTCTACATTGGCTGCAAATTCATCAAATGCTTCGTTTCGTTCATCACCAGTTAACTCGTTAGGATTCCATTCATCTTCATTTACATTATTCCGAAGCCAGTCACGAATGTAATCTTGGCTTTCACCGCCCCAGTCATCGCGAAGTTTTTCATCCAGCCATTCCTGGAAATCGTCCTGCATTCTTTCACGCAGGCGTTCAACATCTCTACGGCCGTTGTAGTCGCCATCATGAAAGAATCGCACAGCATCATCAATGCTAACACAGCGTTCATCCTGATCATAGTCTGGTTCCATTTCAGGATCTTCGGATTCCATACCAGGCACAATCATTTCAAATTCCATGCCAGCAATGGCACCTGTTTTGGCAGCTTCCCTGCGCAAATTTTTGCTGCCCATGTTTATTTCAAACAGGTCTTGTTCTTCAAACAGTTCAAATTCTTGTGCTAGACTTTCTGCTAACTTTACCTTGCCATCTGCTCGCAACAGTTGTGGATGGCCTTGCGAATCAGTGGCCAGTCGCATCTTGTTGGCTTCTGTGCCAGTTTGTCCTGGATGCACATCCACACTCAGTGCCATTTCAAATCGAGGATCGTTGCGTTCGGCCCAGGTGGGAATGTATCCAGATGACTCACGAATGTCTTCATGGTCAAACAGTTCTGGGTGTGCATCAGCAAAGTCTCGCATGATAATGCCAGCCACAGCGTTTGCTTCGTTCTCCACAGGAGAGCCTGTGTTGCCAGATGTGTGATCCAATTGTTCTAATTCCTGTTGGCGGCAGTGTGCCAGTTCGTGTGCCACAGTGCGAAGAATATCCATCACATGTCGATCGCGCAGATTCACATGCAAAACATGCAGCTCTGGTTGGTACATGCCAAATGAACGATTTTGTTCACTCCATCCGTCATTGTCATGTAGTACAATTTCAGGCATGCGTTCAATGCCCAAGCGTTCAGCAGTGTCTTGAATAAACTGTTGCACCATGCTCTCAGTGTCATCTTCATTCAAGAACATTTGTGTGCTGGCAGCAACACCATCTTCTGAACTGTAGGGTTGTCCTTGATGGCCTTCGCGCATGCTTTCGCCACCACCACCGTCACCACCTTCGCCTGATTCTCCTCCGTAGCCAAATCCAGGAGACCAATAGCTGCCAAATCCATAACGCACTCGGGATTTCTTTTTTCGGCGTTCTTGTAGACTCAGCTCGTGATCTTGTGCGGCTGTTCTAGCTGTGCGCAAATCCTTGATGCAACCTTTGTTACGCAGGATTTTGAACACAATGTTTTCACACCCAAACTCGCCGTGAGCATCCAAGCCACTTTGGCGCATGGCCTTGATCTTGTCCCACAGTCTGCTCATGGATTCAGCGTTGCCAGATTCAATTGCTGAATGTATTCTAGCATCCAAATCTTCGACCTTGGCTCGCACACAGGTGTCGTCAATTCTGGCACGTTTTCTGCGTGGCACTTGAATCCATTCGTCACGTGGGATAGAATACTCACCTTGACTCACAGGAGACTCGGCTGCATTTTGCACATACAGTTCCACAGGCACGCCGCCGATGCTCAACTTGTGTTCATCGTTATATTGGTATTTTTTGGCATTGAACAGTTCCTGATAAACTTCGTCGTCAGCAGGAAACTCCACCACAAGGTGTAGATCAATGTCGGAATATGGGGTATAGCTGTAGGCAGCATTACTGCCTGAGATGGTTATGTCACGGACGTCAAGGTCACCTACGCCAAGAAATTCGCGAAAATTGTCAGCAATGGCCAACAGCTTTTCGCGTACTTCGGGTAACAATTGCTCGTCCCTGCCCCAGATTTTAGGGTTGAGACGATTGTGAAACTTTACAGCATCACTCAGCTTGAAGGAATCCAGTTCGTTGATGTTCATACGAACTGTATTTACCGTTACTTGGCTGTAGCTGGTTCTTCCACGGGCACAACATCCACAGGGGTGCTGGATGCCATGATTTCAGGCTCAGTTATATCAACTGGTTGCTTGGCTGCATCATGTGCATTGGCAATCTTAGGAGCAGCAATAGCATGCAAGTCTTGGTACAACTTGTCCTGTGTTTGCGCATCAAACACATAGGTGCCCACGTGTTTCAACAACACACGTTTGTCGATATACACTTTGCCGCCTAGATCACGCCAGTTTTCGCAGAATGTCCAGTCTTCTGAATAGTAGCGGTTTTCACGCACAGCAGTGTCAAAGTAGGTTTTCATGTACTTGTCCAGCGCAGGATCTAGACCAATGTCATTGTTGAAATGACGCACAGCAGGGTGTGCATTCAGTTTGTCAAACACATCTTTCTTGATCAACAAGAATCCTGTGCCAGTCTTGGTAACTTCTACCAAGTTGTCCACGCCTTCTTCTTGACCTGGAATGCCATTCACACACCATTTAACTGGCAGTGATTTCATGGGATACAATCCACCAATCACATCCACTTGGCGATTTAGCAACACCAACAAATGCCAGGGTTCCCAGCCAATGTCCGCGTCAATAAACATCAAGTGTGTTGAACCTTCTGTATTCAAAAACTTTGCAGTCAGAGTGTTTCTAGCACGACTAATCAAACTTTCATTAGTCATGGTTTCTACAGTCCAATCAATGCCTAGTTGTCGGCAGGTATTGCCCCATTTGATAAAACTCATGAATGTTGCTTCTGTCAGCTGGCCCCCATAACAGGGCATACAGATGTGAACACGAGTGGTTTTTAGATATTCAAGGTCGACTTGAATTTGAACTTGTTGTGGCTCTGCCATTTAGATCTCCGTAAAAAAGTGTAGTATTTACGGATTATACAGCCAAGGCAAAATTTTTACGACCTAGACTCTTCCATGTAGTCAATAACGGGCTGATTTTCTCTAGCTTGATAGCCTGCCTTCATGCCACCCACACTCAGTTGATTCTCGCTGGTAAATGTCGCGGCCCAGCCTTGATTCTCAGCCACAGTACCAATGGCAGTGTCCAACAGTTTGACAACATTAGCAGCCAATTTGGGATTCTTTTGTGTTGCTGGATACAAGCTCATCACAAGAGCTGTTTTGCGTTTTTCGTTTAGTGTGGGCCATGCGCCACGAATCTCTGTGGCCGACGTCATGCCTGGACCAAACTCCACTGTGGGTAGGTAGGCCATGTAGGCATGTTTTGCAAATGGCTCTAATCGCTTTGCACCTATCAGTGGTTGCAAGTATGCAGGATTGCCATCTTTCTTTATGCCGCCTGCTTGTGGAGGTTTGTTGGCGTCTTTATCAGAACGCACAAAAATTAATGTGTCTGTAGCAGGGTTAAATTGCGCAGTAATTTCTTCAGCACGAAACGGTGATTTGACCTGCACAAAATGTCCAGCATCTACTCCAGCCAGCTTGGCCAACTTTTCTTTTACTGCAAATGGAAATGGTCTAGCTGAGGTATCGTTTGTGGCCGCAACAAAAACTTCAGCATCAGGGAATGCCCGTTGTGCGGATTGATAAAGTGCTAGGTGCCCTGCATGGAAAGGATGAAATCCCCCGGGCATGATTACTACAGTGCTCATACACTGTATTTAGTGCTTACATGTGTTCCAGCAACCACAGATAAAATGGTGTGGTAAATTCAAGTGTTATTGAGCCGTTACAGCCCATGGCTCCATAGAACTTGTCTTTTATGGGATCTTGTGTGCCATTGAAATCGTGTGCATAATCTGCTGTTTCATTCAACAACTGAGTGATATCAACTCCGTCAATTGACACAGTATCAATGGTCAACATGGCATCAGCAGTGATATTGCCCTGATCATCAACTTGTGTGTGTTCTGTAGTTTTGCCTGACATCACCAGTTGTAGTTTTTGTTCAGTGTCATCTGTATCTGGAATGTCAAATGTTACCTGACAGTTATCAGTCACATGATCTAACTTAAAAACACTTTGGCCATTTAGTAAAGCTTCAAAACTCAGTGGTGCAGCGGACGAGGTGGTGCCTAACGTACACTGAAATTTAACAACTTCTGACATGGATTTCCTTAGTAAGTGGCGGTGACAGAATTTATAGTGCCACCAGAAAAGTTTTCAATTCTGCAACGCAGCCACACAAAATTACCAGTTATTGTTGCAGGATGGTAATCAGTTATTGGTATAGTAGACCCATCATCAAAAATAAATGTGTTAAACCAAGTGGCTGATTCTGGTAGTGTATCCAGCGTGGCGTCAAGATAAATGGTACCTTCAAAATTTTCAACACTAAAAGTCACAGTTTGCAAGCCGCCACGGCCGCGATAATAACTGGCTGCTGGCACAGCGTCTGATGCCCAGTCTTGACTTGACCCGTCGTAGTTGCCCGAAGGTTCTCCGTAAACTGTGGTGCCAAGAATGATTTCAGTGGTCATTATGCGCGATCAGCTTCCACAACAACACCGCTGCCGGCTAGTTCTTCTGCAACTGATTGCAGGGCTGCCACAATGTCATCAGTGGCAATTGCTTCTGCTGTTGCATCGTCTTTGACCAATTTTGATAGTTTGATCACAACTATTTCTTCATGTATTTTTGCCATAGTGTGTTATTTATTGTTTTTTCACTATGGGCAGAGTTTTCCTAACCATGCCCGGGCATACCATACTCAGCATGGTTTCATATTGTAGGCTATTGTGCTCGATGTAGTAATAGCTTTCAGTAACATCATTGCGCCACCAATACACCCGTGTTGGCCTAATTTCAATATCTAAAAATTCTCGCAAACTCTTGCTGGCTGCAACGTCATTGCCCTGGGTGGTTATCCATGCAGCCAGTCGAGACTTTTGTGTTTTGCCAAGTGATCGCCCACGGAAATAAGTGCGGTATTGATACTGTGGATTTTTTAATAAAATTGTATCAGGTGGCAAATTGAGTTCTGCTCGTTTGAGATCTACAGACTCAATCCAATCGCATGCCATCAATCGACCATGCAAGCCAAGATTGTTTGTGTACACTGTGAGATAATTGTTGAAAAACACCATTTTCTTTGGGGGAGTTTCTGCTGCCAACAGTGCTCGCATGCCTTCTAAATTGTCACAACAGCGTGTGGTAAATTTGCTTATAAATTTTTCGCCATAGCGTTGGTAATGAGAATTTCTACTAGCTTCGTACTCCATTCTCACGCGAATGTGTGACTGCATTTTCTTTTGATCAAGACTGCGAATACACCCAATTTCGTCCTGCTGCCAGGTCATGGCATATTCATATGCGTTGTAGTACAACGAACTACGCGATTCACTTCTCATTGTCCACCACTATAATTCCATCAACATTTACACTTGCAATCACTTCCACAGGTGCGTCCGCTTGAACATCAAACACAATTTTGTCCGCCACAACATCCGCAGTGATAGTACAATCACGCAAGCGATCAAACAGGATCTTCTTGCTCAACGGCACACGAATCAGTTCATCAATCTTCCTCGAGAGTGGTCGCGCACCCAGCTTCGAATCATAGCCCTTGTCAGCAAGCAGGTCAACTGCGCCTTCGGATAAGTTGAGACGTATACCTTTTGCAAGCAAACTCGTTTTGAGTTCATCCACAAACTTGACCACAACTTTCTTGATTGCCAAAGTATCCAGCTTGGAGAATTTAACAATTTGGTCGATTCTGTTGCGTAGTTCAGGCTTGAAAAACTCTTTGAGAGCTCGGTCGTCCTCACCAGTCTTTTCAAAGCTGCCAAAGCCAATGTTGTTTGCTTCACTGTCCCGTGCTCCTAAGTTTGAAGTCATGATAATGATGGTATTCTTGCAGTTGGCTTTCTTGCCGTTCGAACTGGTAATAACACCTTCATCCAGCATCTGCAACAAGATGTTGGTAACATCAGGGTGCGCCTTTTCAATCTCATCAAACAATATTACTGCGAAGGGATTCTTGCTGATGTCAGAGATCAGTTTGCCGCCACCTACATTGCCATCTTCAAATCCCACATAACCCGGAGGCGCACCAATAAGGCTGCTGACTGAATGACGCTCTTGGAATTCACTCATGTCATATTTCAGCAGTTTCATATCCAAATTGTCACTCAACAGTCGTGCTAGTTCTGTTTTACCTGTGCCTGTTGGGCCCAAGAACAAGAAACTCGCCATGGGCTTTTTGTCATTGGCAATGCCAGCAAAGTTGATGTACACACGTTCCAGCACTGAATCAACTGCTGAATCTTGTCCGTACAATTTCTGCTTGATGTTGCCTTCAAGATCCACAATCTTAGCTGAACGTTCGTTTTGCAGTTTGTCTGTGGGCACACCAGTCACACGAGTCAACTGTTCTTCAATCATGGCCTTGGTAACTACTACTGTGCCCAGATCTTTCACACGCTCTCTAGCACAGGCTGCATCAATCAAGTCAATTGATTTGTCAGGATTCTTACGATCGTGTATGTAACGATTGGCCAGTTCCACAGCCGCAGTCATTGCTTCAGTTTCAATCAGCACATTATGAAACGTTTCGAGCCGGGGAGATAGACCAATAAGAATCTGCTCCGTGGTTGCAGTATCTGGTTCATCAATTGACAAGCGGTAGAATCTGCGCATGAGTGCGCGATCTTTCTCAAATGATTCATAGTATTCTTCCCAGGTGGTCGACGCCACAACTTTCAAGTTGCCTTTGGTAATAGCAGGTTTCAGCATGTTAGCAAAGTCAAGTGAACTGTTAGAGCCTGAACCTGCGCCACGCATGGTGTGTGCTTCGTCAATGAACAAGATACATTTCTTCTTGGTTTCAAGAGCAGCTATTACTGCTTTGAATTTTTCTTCAAACTCACCGCGATACTTTGATCCTGCCAACAATGACCCAATTTCCAGGCTCCACACTTCGTGATCCTTAAGAAACTCTGGCACACGACCAGCCACAATTTCCTGTGCTAGTCCTTCCACAATGTGTGTTTTGCCCACACCAGGATCACCTACCATCAGCACGTTGGCTTTGAAACGGCGTGCCAGTGTGGTGACCATTTCTTGAACTTCTGTGGCTCGCCCAATCATGGGCTCCAGACGATTGCCGCGAGCCGCACCTGTGAGATCTGTACAGTACTCAGTGAGTATTTCTGTGGCCTGTGCTTGACTCAGCTTGGCGTCTGAGTGAGTGTAGGTCTTTTGCCAATGATCCACAAACTCCTGTTTCTTCACACCATACTTCAACAAGAAGTAGTGTGCATGACTGTTGGTTTCTGCCATGATTGAAAGATACACATCAATCACAGTGAGTGTTCTGCGTCCAGTAAACATGACCTGTACATTGGCACGATTGAAAATGCGTTCCAGTGCAGTGGTCTTTCGAGGTTGTATATCTGCGCTTTTACTCACAATAGAAATCAAGCTGTTGAGGTAGCTGTCTACTTCTTGATCCAGCATGCCAGAGTCGGTGCCAAATTTGTCCAGAGTTTTTCTAAATGGCTGGTGCCGTATCAGGGCCAACAGCAAATGTTCTGTGGTCACGTATTCGTGACTTTTGGAACGAGCCAATTCAATGGCGTCTTCTACGATACTTTCGAGTTCAGAATGTTGTGACATGGGCATGAGTTAAGTTGTTACCTTGTGTATTGTAGCACATTGTTGTGAGTAATGCAATACTCAAAATATTTATTTGTGATGCTTTTGGATAGCTTCACGAATTTCTGGGGCAATGTGTATGGGCAATTCGGTTGATATGCGAACAAACGCATCGCCCTGCTGACCTTGACGATTGGGCAGACCACGACCTTTGAGTCTTAGCAGTGTGCCCGGTTGAGTGCCCGACGGCACAGTCATAGACAATTCATTGCCTAGCAAATCTCTAACTCGAATGTCCGCACCCAATATCAAATCAAACACATTGATTTTGCGATTGGTAATCAAGTTTAGTCCTTGCCGTTCCCAGTTTGGATCTGGTTGCACTCGATACTGCACCACTAGATCTGCGCCACCTGGGCCCAGGCCTTGGTATTGCACATTGTCTCCGTCGTCAATGCCACGCGGTACTTCAATTTCAACTGCTTGGGCACCTTGCTGTGTACCAATGGTCACTGTGCGCTGTCCACCAGTTGCAACGTCAGCAAGACTGATCCAGAGACTCATTCTCACATGACCTCTACGAGCTTGCTGTTGCGCAAAGTTCTGTCCAAACATGCTTGAAAAAATATCATTCATGTTGAAGTGTGTGCCGTTGGGGAATCCCCCAAACTGTGGGCGTGGATTGTTGTACTCAGCTCGTTTGGCTTCGTCGCCTAGAGTGTCGTAGGCTGCTTGTATCTCTTGGAACTTGGCTGTATCGCCGCCCTTGTCCGGATGATGCTGGCTGGCCAGCCGACGGAAAGCTCGTTTGATTTCGTCTTGTGTGGCAGTTCGAGCAACACCTAGTGTTGCATAGTGATCGGTCATGAAAAAGGCCCTGTATGTTTAATTATACAGGGCCCGGTACTGGTTGTCAAATTAACGAAACTTATTGTAGTAGTCCCAGCACCACCAGCCAATGCCAGCAGCCACCACAACAAACAATAACCATTCCATTACTTTTTCTCCGGCACTTTGGTGCCATCTAGTTTTTTGTGCTGTTTGACTTCTTTACAGCTTTGCTTGGTCTTGCCTGTTTTGGGATCTTTTACTTCCTTGCCGTCTTTCTTTACGTCAACGCAGACTCGTTTGGTTTCTTTGGCTTCGTCAGCAATTGCTGGCAAACTAAGAATTAATCCTGCTACAAATATAATATTTTTCATTTTGATTTTCCTTTTTAGTTATTATCGTTCTGGATAGTCAGTTATGGCTGGCGGAGCTTTTTTACCACCAAACCCAATGGTTACTTCAGTAAATCCAGCCGCTGGTGCTCCAAAGCCTGTTGCAGGTGCGCCTCCAAATGCGCTTCCGCCTCCCAGGGGTTGTGAGCCCCAGGTGTTTGTGGTTGGTGCACCAAAACCACCGGGTGCGGCTGGCTGTTGTACTGATCCCGGAGGCGTATATGTTGTACCGACATTTGATGGTAAGTTGATTCCGCCATTGTTGGCTCCTCCTAGTTTTTCTTGTGTGCGACCATAAGCCGCAATACCCAGCACAGCACCCATGGCAATGTGATACAGGCCTGCACCTTGCAAGGTGATAGGTTGCCACTGCACGTTGACTTGACCTTTTGAAAGGCTTTGTAGTATAGACCACAACACTGGAAATATCACAAAATCTGCAATGCAGGTCAGCATGTATGACCAACCCATCATGGGCCGCCATTTTGAGTTCATCCAGTCTTCTTTTTTCTTTTCTGATTCTGACATTTTTGTTGTCATGTTGTTTCCTTATTAAGTTGATAGTGTGATTGGGAATATTGTGCCAACCTTAGGCGTATCCCAAAAAATGTCAATGTAAGTAGGACCATAGTCATCCCACTGCGTAATAGTTGCTGTGGTGCTGTCCTGAAAAGTGATTGTACTACCCACTGGATATGTGGCAATCACTGTGGCACTGTATGGTATTCCTGCGGCTTGAGGATTCCACCCTGTTACCCCACCTGTATCGCTGGTGGGAATGACCAATGGAGGCGGAGGTGGTGCGGCTCCGCTGGTTAGTTGAAGACCTGTGCCTAAAGTAATACCTGAACCTATTATCATTGCCATATATTAATATCCAAATCTTGTTTTGTATTGAGCGTACAAACCTTGTACGTCTCCCAGCGTTAATATTCCGTTGTAGGCCTTGACAAATCCTATGTCGCCAGTTTGCACTTCGGTGCCTGCTGAACGACTGAATAATCTTATTTGATTGGGGCCGCCGCCGCTGCCTAGATTAGTGGCTGTAAAAGAAGTGGTAGTTGGTTGAGCACTTGTTGCTGTGTACACTTGGCCTAGGCCGGTGCTGGCGTTCCAAGTACCCCATATAAAGTTCCACACAGCATTTGTTCCTGAGCTGGGCAAGTTAACTGCATAGTTGGGATAGAATGCATTTACAAAACCATTGTAGGCACCCATCATCCAGTCTCTAGTGGCTTCACTTTGTGTGTTTAACAATCTACCAGAACTTGTGACCGACAACTTGTAGGTTGCAAACACTGAATAACTCTGACCAGTACTCCAGTTGGGACCGCCG